TCTGCACGTATTTTGAGTTTTTATTGAAAGCTATAATCACGTTGTTGTAATACTGCGTGATGTAAGAGCCCATTTCACCCTTGCTCACTTTTGAAGTGATACTCTCAGCATTTTGCTTGATGGAAGAAGATAATGTCCCTTCTTGTGATGTTGCCCTCTTCACCTCTGACTCAATAGAATCTTTCAAAATCGTCAACTGCGATTCTGAGTATGCAGACATATATCCCAGGATTTCCACGTCCGTAATATACACCGTGGTATTTGCTACATAATTGTAAAAATACGTGTTGAAATACGATGGCGTTGCATATGAAGTGAACTCAAATTGCGTCCACTCGTCACTCAACTCACCTGCTTTGGTATAAAATGACTTTCCATCTATGCTTAGCCGTATTCTGGCAGTAGCTGAATCTTCAGTATCGCACGCAGCTTTGAATCTAACTGTGATATCTCCTCGCTTCTCCCATGGTTTTTGATACCACGAAATATTATATGTCGAAGCGGTATTTTCTATCTTTGCGCAACTCTTACTGTCAAAAGTCGTCTGTGTTATCTGCGTTGTATCGCTTCTTTTCCAGCCAGTAAACTTATCATCGTTATTTGAGAACTTTCCATTGCTACAATAGTTATGCAGCGAATTTTCATAGAGATCTGACACCGAAGCCGACACTTTGCCAACTTCTACATCTATCCTGGCATTCAGATCATCCAGTAGTTCCTGCATGTCTCTCAGACATCGGATGTTCGTGAGATACACCACTGAACCGGTATATCCGTAAACCGTGATTGCTACAGACTTAGCCGCTTTGGTAATCTTCACTTGCTTACTGTAGGTGTGAAATTCATCCGCACTATATCCACTGAAATATTCTGTAGACTGGTTCTCCGAGAATCCGTACCGTACATAAGACGGGCGGTGCTTTGAGCCTTCCGGATATGCAGCCTCAACAGCAATCTTATAATTGCCAGCTTCCAAGCTTCCCAGGCTCTGCGACAATGTTACAGAACCATTTGCAGAGAACGTCAGCTTGATCGCATTCATATTTAGGAACTCCGCTTGCTCAATCGTGCAACTACCAGTTATGCCGGATGCAGTGAACTTGCTTTTATCAAGTGTCTCTTGCTCACCACCAACTATATAGTTCTTCCGGGCAACCGTTTCCTTTACACTTCGTACAGATAGCGAAATCTTATTCTCCAGGTTGGAAATGGAATTCTCAATCTCCTCTCTGGCTACTCTGACTTTTTTATCAGCATGATTCTTCGCCGCTGTCTCACTCTCTGTTATCTTCGTTTCTACCGATGTCCGGTATCCGGCATCCAGCGATTCTGTCTTGACGGAATTTACCAGAAGCATTTCACCATTGATCTTCCCGTCCATGGTAAGTGCTACTCCGTCTATTGGTCCGTCATAACCCTGGCTGTAATGTGCCAGACCACCAAGCCCCCATCTCCACAGGTTCTTAGCTTTCTCCTTATACTCTGTATCATCAGCAACAACAAACTCATTCGGTGTGTGTATTGCGTATCCACTGGCTACCTGTTTGTTTATGAGGTCTTGTGCGCTTCTGAGAGCCTCCTGCAAGATTTCTGACTTACTCGGCAAGGATTTTATCGTCTCTTCCATTTCAGCCGTATTCTGGCGGTTTGACGATGTGTAGGAAACAGAGCTTGTTTCATCTCCAAGCGTTACCGTATTATCTTTGAAGCTGGTAATATAGGTCTTCTTTTTCGTCAGAGGAAACTCTTTATCCAGACCGTTCGGCGTTGACGTACATTGAATCTTGTTTCCTACCTCAAATCTTTGGAAGGAATCATCTTTCAGATTCAGATCTACTGCTTTCAATTCCAAAATCATCTTCTCAAACTGAGCAGACTTCAGATATTCTTCGCCTTTCTTCAACAGATTTTCCGGAAGAGATACATCATCCCACGTAACTGTCTTATAAATCTTTCCATATTCTCTTACAGCATTATCATCTGTTACATAGTCAACGCCTCCATTGATGCTTGCGATTGTTATTCGCTGATCTGAGATGGCTTCCAATGACGGATCCTGGTCTTCTTCGTCCAGCTTCGCTCCCAGCGGAATTACGCATGTGACCAAATCAGATGCATCCATGTTCTTCGAGAAGTCCAACAGATTCTTTCCAAAACGGATGCCCTGAGTATTCTTTGTGTAATAATCTTCGTCTGCTAAGTAGTCCAAGACTCTTAGACCATCTACATGCCGGATAACCAGATGTCCTCCAAGTCTGCTTATCAGTTTCTCTTTAAAAGCTGTCCTGGTGTCTTCGTAATTGGAATATCGATACAGCGAATCATTGGAATCCTTAACAGTAACCCGTCCGACAGTAAACTGTTTTCTTTCCTCTACCTGTGAATTGTGAATATCTATCAGATCCTGCACGTATGCTTTCACTGAGATGTTGTGGTATACCTTCGGTCTCTGGATGCTGTCACATAAAAAGGCAAGTTCCCCCTCTACGAACACTTTCTTTGTTCCGGAAAAGTTTTCATCGTCATAAAGCACTCTTCCGTAAAACTCCGGCTCATCATCCCGGTAAAAAATAATATCCGTTGTCAACTTCTTAACCTTATCGTAATACGGATGATTCGAGTATACGCTGAAAGATGCAGAACCGTTGATGTTATCACCCACTTCAAAGTATGGCTTCCCTCCAACCGTCAGTGCCTTTACCCTGGAATCATGCAGCGTGTATTCCGTGCCGTCCACATAGGCTTTAATCGTATACATCTACAGCATCCCTCCTCTGTGAATCAGCGTAACTTTGCCTTTCCCCTGGAAATATAGGTCATTCGACCCCTTATACAGAATTAGGTCGTACATGATATTTTCACCAACAGATATTGAGTATATCGAGTTACGGTATCTCACTTTCATTTCTGCATTTGATACAATTCTGAGCGTTTCATTGTGAACCCAGCCGTCCAAAGTGACTTTCTGCCAGCTGGATGAAGCATTGATCGTGATGTCTGACGTATTCCGGATCACTCCATTGAGGAAGTTGAATGTATCCCACTTCCACGGTTCGTCTGACGATGCAACGCTTATCTTATATGGCTCGCATGTGCATGTGACCGCTATCTCAGCTGTAACATCATTTGACTTGCTGGTATCAACCTCACATCTTCCGACATAATAGAATCCCTTATCCGTATCCAGGATAATCCTCTTTTCTACTCCCTGGATGTCAGAAGCAATCTGGCTAATCAGACCGCTCCATTTTTCATAACTACAGTTCCTTACTCCAAATGTGAATTTCAATTCACGCATTTCATACTTGATACCGCCGTTCTGAGCTTCCGTAAGGTCGAGATCGCCATTCATGCCCGGTACGCTCACATATTCAGTTTTTGCTTTCGGTATTCCGATTTCTATCTTCTTGAGCTTTAAGCCCCAGTCCCGGAACGAATGCGTTTCATCAAACGTGATTCCCACTCCCGACATGATTAGCCTCCTCTCTTCTTGTGTGTATCAATTCTTGCCATGTTTTCATCCACAATCGGTGTCGTAGCTTCTCCAATTTCCCGGCTATCCAGGTCTACATGCACATGTGTCTCTCCGTTGATCTCTACCGTTGTGTCTCCGCTTTCAAAAACTTCTTGTTTTTCTTTTTCCACTTTGTATGCTGTGCTGACTTTTTTATCCACCGCAATCTTTCCAGTTTCCACATTAACAGCAGTCTGCATCCGCTTTCCAAGAGCTGACATTTCATCGTCCATCTGCTTATACAGATCTGGCATTTCAGCTTCAATACCTACTCCGATACCAGGTGGAATCCACTTACCGATTTCATCAGCAAATACTTTTGACGGAGAATGAATACCCAGTGCGCTCTTCACACCATCAACGATTCCAGAGAAGAACGATGACACCTGTCTTCTGAACCAACCGGCGGCATTACAAATTCCGTTCCATACACCCATTACGATGTTGTAGCCTACGCTTGCCATCTGTGAAGGTAAGGAAGCCACTCCATTTATAACAGCACTACACAGATCAGATGCTGCTTGTCTTCCTCTCGCCACCATGTCGGAGCCCCACTGGATCACTTTCTGGATGGTGTTACTCAACCACGTCCAGATTTTTCCCGGTAACTGTGAGAAGAAATTAACGATTGTGTCTATCGTATTAGCTCCAACTTCTCTTGCTTTCTGTAGGGTATTAGAGCCCCAGGTCACAAATCTATTGAATGCGCCCGTCAGCCAGTTCCAAATTTTGCCAGGTAGCTCAGAGAAGAATGTAACAATACTGTCTATGCAGTTGCTTGCCACCTCTCCGGCTTTCTGGAGCATCTGGCTTCCCCACTCAACAAATTTGTTGTAGGTATTTACCAGCCAATCCCATATTTTTCCTGGCAATTCAGAGAAAAACGTGGTGATATTGTCAATCATCTGAGGAACATTCGTTGCGATCCAGTTGATCACATTTGCTCCCCATTCAATCAGCGTACCGATCACAAATCCAATCGCATACCCGATTTTATAAGGCAATTCGGAGAAAAACTGTACGATTGAATCAATAATCTGTGTTACAACTTCCGATGCCGTTTCCAGCATTGAAGCTCCCCACTCAGCAAAACTCTCTGCCAGTGAGCTAATCGCATCTATGATTTTTCCTGGCAATTCGGAGAACCACTCAATCACAGAGTCAATAAATTCCCCTGTGTTATCCAGGACACCAGAGCCCCATTCAGCGATAGCCGAACCAAGTTCGCTTAGCTTATCCGGTATGCTCTGGAAAAATTCTACAATCTGATCCCAGTGTTCCTTGATGACCACAACCGCCGTTGCAACCGCAGCTACAATTCCGGCAATCGCAGCAGCCACCAATGCAGGTGCACCCAGGATAACCGCTCCAACGGCCGCCAGCGCAATGCCGACCACCATAAGAGCTTCTTTTACAGCACTGAAGCCGTTCACGAACATATCTACGAAATTGGTAACTGCAAGAATCGCTCCGGCAATAATAGAACCAATTCCGGCTATGGTAGAACCGAACTCTGCAAAGAATCCGATTACTTTCTGTACCGCTCCACCAATAGAACTGAAGATACCAGCAATCTTAGGAAACTCCAGCTCCAGGACTTCCATGAGCGAACCGGCTCCACCACTCCAGAGTGCGAATCCTTCTACGACTTTTCCGATGACTCCGGAAATTCCGCTAATTCCACCCTTTAATGTCTTCAGTATGGAGAATAGTGTGCTTAAAGGCTGAATAACACTTTGAGCAACGTTTAAAGCTGCGATAGAGCCAGCAATCACACCGATTGCATAGCCAACAGCCTCCAGTGCTCCAGGATCAGCTCCGTCAATCACGCTGAACAGGTCAGAAACCACATCTACAATTCCCTGGATTATAGTGCTTGCCGAATCTATGAATCCGTTAAGGAATCCTTCGATCAGTGAAGACACGCCAGGAAACTCTTCGCTCAGTCCTTCACAAAATCCAGCTACGAAATCTTTTGCAGCCTGGATGATAAGCGGTGTATTTTCCTGCGCCGCCTCGCCAATTTTGCCAAGCATTTCTCCAAATGACTGACCGATTTCCTCAGAGTGGTCACTCAGAGCCTGTAGAAATTCCGTAAATAAATAAATGCCGGCAGACCACATGTCACCAGCTACATTCATGATTGCTTTTACAAGTTCAGCAACTAAAGTTGCTCCTGCTTCGGCAAATTCTTCCTGATGCTCCATGATGGCATTTATAAATGTGCCTACCAGATCTTCCGCTACTCCGATCAGTGTCGGTGCGGCATCTACAGCCATCTTTGCCAACTCAGCGATAGAATTTCCGAACGCTTCAATCAGACCGTCAAATCCCTTTTCAGCCATGGCTTCGTTCATATCCTCAACCATGCTAGTTATGGCTTTGACCGTCTCTTTCATTGGTTCCTGTACTTCTTCATACAGGGCGATACCTACAGACTCTAATGCACTCTTACAGAGCGTGATAGCTCCCTGCAGGTTATCGTTCATGGTGTCAGCCATTTCTTTAGCTGCACCGTCCGCATCGTAGATAGAATCCTCCAGCTTCTGGTAATCTTCATCTGATGCATTTACAATGGCAAGCAATCCACTCATGGCTTCTTGTCCACCAAGAGCTGATGCCATCTGTGCTTTCTGCGCCTCTGTCAGTCCAGCAAAACCGGAACGAAGGTCTTTCATAACCTCTTTCAGAGACTTCATGGAGCCATCACTGTTCGTCAGAGATACTCCAAGCTGATCCATAGCTGCCTTTACTTCATCGGTCGGCTTAGCCATTCGGCTAAAGATAGACCTCAGAGACGTACCAGCCTGGCTTGCTTTGATACCGGAGTTTGCCATCAAGCCGATTGCTGTAGCACAGTCTTCAACGCTGAATCCCAAAGCTCCAGCCACAGGTGCCACATACTTAAACGTCTCACCCATCATTCCTACGTTCGTGTTGGAATTGGATGCTGCCTTTGCAAGTACGTCTGCAAAGTGTGTGGCATTGGATACCTCTTTCGTGTATCCGTCTTTGATGATCGTTGTTGTCCCGTCAGCCGCCAATCCGAAGGCGGTCATAGCATCGGTGACAATATCACTGGTAGTTGCCAGGTCTTCTCCAGATGCAGCAGCCAGGTTCATGATACCTTCGATACTGTTCAGCATATCTCCGGTCTTCCAGCCAGCCATTGCCATATACTGGAACGCTTCAGCACTTTCGGTAGCTGAGAACTTCGTCTTGGCTCCCATCTCTTTTGCTTTTTCTGCAAGTTGCTGGATTTCTGTAGCAGAAGCCCCAGAAATGGATTGAACCTTACTCATTCCAGCTTCAAAGTCAGAACCGACCTTGATTGCAGCCGCACCAATACCAGCAACTGCTGATGCAGCACCTCCGATGACTGCTGTAGTAGCTTTGATTGCGCTACTTGCAAGTCCAGATAATTTACTCAGTCCGGCTTGGAATCCGGAACTATCTATGCTGGTATCAAACTTCAGCGTACCATCATAGCCCATGCTCTCACCTCAATTCTTCGGCTCAATCATCGGCTCGTAATGGCACTACTTGATCTGTTTTCCGTCTTTAATCTTTAATTCAAAACGAGCATGGCAGTTTCTTCCTTTGCAGGATACCATCACACCCGAACACTCCGCTGTCTCTTCAAAAAACAGCGGCATTTTATATTTACACAACGGGCACTCCACCCGTATCATTTTCTTCTTTACATCTTCAATAGCCAGTCACCTCCTACAGCAGTCCCGTAAGGTCCCCACCATTCATAAGGGCTTCTGCTATTGCATCTACTTTTTCTTCCTCGTCAGCAGGTAACGGAAGAGCATACAGCTCTTTCTTCTTGCGGTAGAAATCTCTCTGCTCTTTTGTCATATTCGCATTGATATCCACACTCCGGTATTCCATAATTTTACAGAACTCCAAGTCAGAGGATAGTGTTCTCAGCAAGGCCTTGAACTTCCACCAATGCAGATACTTAATATCCTGCAGATCAATGTGATACTGAGTCAGAAATGCTGAGTAGATATAGTCATCATCATGCTCAAAAGAATAGATCCTCTGAACTTCTGAAGCTCCTTCTACTGAACCAGCTCTCTTCTCTCTCCACCTCTTGCCACAGGCGTAGAACCACAGCAGTTCATCTACCGCCGCTTCCAGATTATCCGGAATAACTGGATAAGCCAGTTTCAGTCCTTGCATTGCTTTTTCCGAATCCGAAAGCTCCGAATCCTGCATCAGCATTTCAAACAAAATAAAGGTGCGGAAATTTGATTCTATCTCATACTCCACACCTTCAATTTCTACTGTTTCCGGAAGATAGTCTATAAGCATGTTGCAGTCGTGGTTCATGAATTATCACGACCATCCGCATTGCCGATCTGTGTCACTGTTGCTCTGTTCTTGCCATGCTTATTTTTCTTATCATCCTGTCTTCTCTGAGCCCGGTTCATATTGTACTTGTTAGTAAGTGCAGTAGCCTGACCTTTCATCTTGTTAGCCTCAGAAGAAACAATTCCAAATGCATCCATGCAAACCAACAGATTATCCTTGCCCTTGAACAGCTTTTCGGATGTTCCTTCTCCAAATATTTCATCGAAGAAGTCTTTCACGATTCCGCACGTTTCCCGAATGCCTTCTGCATTTGACAACTCCGTATGTTTCTTAGCTTCCTTTGATCTTTCCACTACCTTGTCAAGAGACTTCTCGTATACTTCCATCGTGTCTGCATCGAACAGATCTAATTCTAATTCCTGTCCACAAATCTTTAACATGCTCATATTACTTTACCTCCAAATTCTAAGCCGTAGCTTCTTCAAATGTCTGTGTCTTTGTGTTGAAATATCCGTCAACCGGATCTCCTATTGCATTGAGGTTTCCACTCATGCTCTGTTTCTTTTCTCCGGATACTCCGCTCAGCTCTGCGGATACCAGGAACTTTCTGGCTGCAAATGTGTTTTCAACTGGTGCAGAAGCACTCATCTTCTGATCCCAGAGTTCTACACGGCAGTATTCAAACTCTGCATCGCTTCCTGTCAAATGGTTTCTGCCGACATGGTACAGTGCGTTGACTGCATCCTGGTCCTTGATAAGTCGTGCTTCAAACGGAAATACCGATGTGTAAGACACGACAGATGAAGACGAAGATGCTTCGCTTACATACTTCTCAGATTCACTCTCTGCACCGAATGTTTCATCCAGAGTTGTGAATCCAACTCCCATCAGTACCCACTTTGCTTTCTCAGACGTTCCAATATTCAGAAAGTCCGCAAACTGGTGTCTCTGCACCACATCTCTTTTGCTGTTGGTATTCTCTGCCATTGTTTCATGCCTCCTTAAAATACAATAATCGCAAGGAAATCTGATACCTTGCATTCTTCATAGCTCCATCATAGATATGTCCCGGCGAAAGTACTTCTATCTCCTCAGCACTCATTCCTTCTGGAAGCTCCGGAAGGTTACCGATAAGGCTCTGCTCTTCCACCCACTCGGCAAGCTCTTCATAAAATGTGCTGTTGTCAATATTCTGAAGCCGATCCATGCTGTAAAATTCTCTGGATCCGAACTGAAACTGAAACTGCCGCTCAGAACTGCCGTCCACATATCTTTCAATAATCGGGTCAGATATCCCCGTTTCTATGGTATATTCCACTGGCTCTGTTCCCAGGGCATCTACCCGGAATACACCATCTTTCAGTAACGGGCAGTTCAGAAAATAATCTGATACGCCCTGTATAATACTTTTCGTTGCCATGCGACCTCCTAGATTTTATCCGCTCCACGCAAAATATCTTCTTTTTCAGCCACTTTCATTCTCTCAAACCAATGCGCTCCACGGTTCGCATCATACGGTCTGGTGTCAGACGTTGCATAATACTGTACAGCAGCATACTTGGCTATATAATTCACTTCGCCACTGCCGATGTTCGTTCCCAGCTTACCAGATTTCTCCAGCATACCTGTTTTGATCGGGACTCTCGGACTACATCGTCTCAGTACCTCTGAGTCTATGAACATTTGCTTCTTGGTAAATTGAGCATTTCTTCTTGCCGCAAAGTCTGAGTTCCATGTCAGCTCTGCTTTTCCATTCTTGGTAGTAACGATTGAGCCTCTTGGTGTTGTAATCATCTTCAGTGACATTATGCTCCTCCTACCCTCCAGTGCTTTGTCCGGTCAGTTCCTCTGAGCGTGTTGTCTGCATATTCTGTGATCGTCACAAAATCTTCATCATGCTGTCTCAGCTTTGCAAGGTCTTCTATTGTTTCCTTCAAGATAACTCCATGCTGAAAACTGAACGTGTCGAATACCCATTGGTCAGCAACTTCAAGCTGTCCACGCACAATATAAGCGTTCTTCTGGATAGTCCAGTACCTTTCTGCCTCTTCATCCGACAGCTTCTTATACTCTTCTTCGCTTATATATTGCTTTCCACCTTCTACGATTGCTGTGTATGGAATCCGGATCACGCACTGTGCTATGCCCTTCCGGACTGTATCCGACACTACCTGTCCTTTGCTTCCGTACCAGGAAACTCCCAAGATTCTTGTTGCATAGAACTTTTCTCTCCGGTCAGCTCCGATTCTGAGATTGAAGATCGTCACATCACTGTTTATCGTCATACTCTTTCACCCACCCTCTATACAGCAGTCCGGTGTTTGCCAGGTATGTCCTAACCGTTCTGTACATCTCACTGCGTACAGCCGAATAACTTCCGGCATCTGCATAGCTGACAGAATATCCATCGTTAGATTCTGACTTTACAACAGCTTCGTTCTTCTCTCTCTGTATCGCAATGGAATCAGCAGCACTACAGATTGCATCTCTGATCGAATCCGTGAGCATTGGCAGTTTCGGTATCCGTCCAAACGTAATCTGATTCACAAAAGCTTCAGCAAACTTCTCAGCTCGTCTGAAATCTTTCTCGGTTTTGATGTGGACACCGCCATACTCTTCCTTGTAGTACGTAAAGTCCACATATGGACTCGTTATAGCCTCATGGTTCATCCAAACACTCCCTTCTGGTAAAATGGTAAGCTACCGAAAGATAAATCAGTTATTTGTCGGATTTACGTCCTCTTGCGAAGCTGATTCTTTTTTACCGGTCTTCTTTTCTTTTGCAAGACTTGTGCTCGCTCCGACTTCTTCATCCAGGTTCTCCAGGGAGTAGCCCATGCTTTTGTAGTATCCTGCCTTTCTTTTGGGAATCCGGCAGGAACTCCCACCTTTCGTTGCTAAATACATAAGCTACCTCCTACTCTGACTGTTTTGGAGTCTTGGTTGTCTTTTTCTTCCCGGAATCTTCAGAAACCGGTGCAGCTGATCCCATTGTAGCCTGTGCCTGGATTGCCGCTTTCAGCTCTTCGTTCTCTGTTCCTGCTTTACCAAGTTCTTTTGTGAGTCTGGTTATTTCTTCCTTCGCTCTTTCAATGGTTTCGATTGCAGCATCAGCTACAACTTCCCCATCTTCATTAGTAATCTCATATCCCATCTTCGCATACTCTTCAGCCTTTTCTTCTGGGATTCTGATAATACGGTTTTTCTTCTGAGCTACATAACTCATAGCGATTCTCCTTTCTTGCTACGCCCCACCAGTAATAACCTAGCAGGGCTTATTTCTTCCTACGCCTCCACAGACATGCGGATAGCTTTCTTCTTGTTCTTCAGAACGAATACGTCCTCATGTGACTCTTCGTAGTAAACATACTTACCTTCTGAGAGAGCAGATGGTGGATCGAGTTTAGAGAACTCATAAGACACCGGTGTGATTACTACAAGTGGGTTAATCAGCATCATGTTGATCTGTTTAGCACTTCCAGCTACTTTCCAACCCTGTGTGAAATCATACAGAGTCTTCATCAGTTCAGATGGTACTTCCTCAATCTGAACTTCATCCAGGGATTTAATCGCTCTTGAAAGGTTGTTCTGTCTGCCAACATCCAGCGTTCTGTAAATACCCTGGGCATGCTTAATCAGTGTGTTGGTTGCCGGATTCACATACAGAATCAGTCCCATCTTCGGAACTCGACCTTCTGACATCTCTTCTAACATCTTGTCATATACATCCAGAATATTCTCTGCTGTAAGAACTGTTGTATCAGCAGCTTCTCCTGCCGCCGTCCAGTCTGCATAAATCTTGGAAATGGTGTATGCATCCATCTCCGGGAACTTCTGCTCTTCGTTGAACACTCTGGTAATGTTCGTGATTGTTGCTACATGGTTTGTTTCCTGCACATCTGCCGGGTGAACCAGTGTAGACCATTTTCTTTCATTCTCCAGTGTCAACGGAGTCCAGCTGTTATCATAGTTTCTTGCAGCCGTAGCAATGGTATCCCTTGTAGAATCCACACGGCCGGTTACGGAAATGCTTGGAATCTCAATGGTCTTTCCATTGAGCCATTTGAATCTTCCGTTATTCGGAGTCTTATAGAGTGCTCCATAGTATAATGCATACGGAAATGCCTGCTCTAAAGATTTCTGATATTCTGTTGCATAATTAAGTGGTTTTGCCATGTTAAGTTACCTCCTGTTAATCTCTTTTTCTTACTCCAGAAAATCCGAAGTTAAACATGTTGCCCTTCGGTTCCTGTGTCTGTGAATTGGTTCCTGTTGAGAAGTACGGCATATTCGGTGCCGGTGGATTTCCTGGTACATCCGGAACATCCGGTGTATCCGGTTCGTCATCCGGTGTATCCACAACGAATGCTTCTTTGTAATCCGGACTCTCCTTCAGTTCTTTCATCACGTCATCCGCACCGATAAACTTTCCGTTTTCAAGCTTCAGTTCTTTCGCCTCGAAAGCTCTTCTGACATAATCACGGTACATAGCCCCTGGCTTCAGTCCGACAGTATCCAGATATCTGTCCATCTGGTGATCTCTTTCCTGTTTCGCCAGCTTGTCATTAAGCTCCTGGGTATCATGGTTGTACTTGTCTTCCCAGTCTTTTGCAGACTTTTTGATGCCATCAATATCCATCTCTTTGTAGGATTTGATTTCTGCATTGGCATCTGTGAGCTGCTGTCTTACACCGTCCAGCTCTGTGATCTTGGCATCCAGTTTTTCCTTCGAGACATAGCCCCCGGCTTTCACATCTACCACCTGGATCTTCTTATCTGCATCAATCGCAGCCTCCAGCTCTGCATAGGTCATAGTCTTAGGCTCTTCTCCGTCCTTCTGTGTGCCAAAAAGTTTCTTTAAAAATTCGTAAGCCATTTTTACTTACCTTCCTTTCTTCTTTTCGCTGATTTCGTTTAGATTCCGGTTCACTCCGGCACTGCTATCGTGCATTTATATCTCCGCACGCAAGAGAAGGAGACAGTTTATATGCCATATCACAGGGCAAAATAAAAACAGACCGCTTTGATACAGTCTGTTAATTCGTAATTACCACATTGTGAGCTTCTGATAGCTCTTTGGAGAGCTTGTAGATGCTTATGTGGAGAAATATGTGCTTACTGGCATAAAAGCCAAATAAAGCGTTCCTTTCTAACCCTCAAGGAAGGGAGATAGCAGGATCACCTCCTTCCTACTCTTCTTCGTACAAAACCCAATCCTTCTCAGACATATCTGCCTGGCTCGGATGCCACGGCACACGGTAATCTCCGTCAATCGTGATGTAGACATACGGAGCTGTCATTTTGCTGTGTTCGTCCGGGCGTTGCATCGTCAGAAACATTCCGGCTTTATGCCAGCTCTTCTTTGTAACTCTGAGCCCTCTTTCCAGAAACTTGTATGCATCACCAAATCCAAATGTAGCCTCGCCACCTAATTCCGGACAATTCTGATCGTCTGCCAATACCCATTCATCACTTGCAATATTGGAAAATGTATAATCTGGAATCTGTGTCTCACGGATATCCATGTCAACTCCATCTTTCGTGTGCATGATGATTGTCTGCTTATCTTTAGACCAATACCAATATCCAGCCCATGATGGCAGTTTCAACTTCTTTCCCTGTTTCATCAGTTCAAACGCTTCTCTAAATAACATGCCTTTTCCTCCTACTTCTTTGCTTTTCTATTAGCCCACACAGCTTTCATACTGGTGGAACGTCCATAATTCACTATGTTTCCATTCTGATCTTTCACTGCATAAACCTGTGTCCGTGCAGTATCAACAGATCTTCCGGTATCAGAGCAGAAATTCTTCAATTTCTTCTCTCTTTTTTTCAGCTTGACCGACTCTTTCTGAAACTCACTCTTCAAGTATTGTTCCGTTTCTGAGTCCTCAGCATATTGTATGGCAGAATCATATCCACAAAGGATTCTCTTACTCTCCCGGATAGCTCGTTCAAATCTTCTCTGGATTTGGCTACATTCATACTCCGTAAGCATATTGCCGTCATAGCTGTACTTTGCTACAGAATAATCATCCAGCATTTCTTTCGTATATGCCGGTTTGGATATCCCTGGCCAGTAAGGATAGAAACTGTGCCTACAGTTTGCTCCACATAGCCCGGTAACTGTTCCATAGCCTGTCGCATCATAGAAATTCCGGTATCCGTCACCTTCTCCATGAATCTTGAAGACCTGTCCTTGCCAGTAAGTATGCTCAATTCTTGCCCCAGGGTGTGCGGTTGTCTCATAATACTCAACGCCCATATCGTCCGCATACATCTCCGTAAGCGTGGCAACCGTCTGGTTGAGTCCTGTCAGTAGAGCCATTCGCAACGCCGCATCAAGTGACATCTGTGCTCCGGAGTCGTACAACACCATTCCTCCGGCTTGTGCAGCTTTTCTGATTGCATACCTAAGAGCTTCTTGATAAGAAAAAGCACCACTCTGGATCTTGAGCAATGCCTCATTCAATGACTGCATATATAGCTGTTGGCTCTTCACTGCCGTTGTCATCGTAAGGTTGTTGATGTCCCCGGACGTCTTCTTTGCGTTTGCCAGAAGCAAATCAGACATATTCTTTGATAGCTTGGCATCGTTTATTATGCCAGCGTCTATCAGTGGTTTTGCATCATTCCTTATCCCAGTTACTCCGGCTTCTTTGAACAGCTCTTTGACATGCTTGTCTGAGTATCCAGTGAATCTCCCAACTTCTGCTACAATATCATCCAGGAGCTTCCCGGATTCCTGTGCCTGTTTTATCTGCCACTTAGCAGTATCCGTAACCTTGCCCGTCTTTATCATTCTCCTGGCTATGTCTCGGACTATCTGCTCATTGAGATTGTCAACCATGCCCAGATATCCACTGGAGAACGATGCAAGATATTCTGGTGTCAACATGGTCCATACCTCCTACTCTTCTTCTGGAAAGTCATCTTCCTGCATATCTGGTATATAATCCGCAGCCTCTTCCTCTGTACATCCAAAGTACCAGGCAATAAACTTCTCCAGCTTCAGTTTCCCGGCAACAACCATAGCCCATCTCCGCTGATACTCTTTGTCAGTATCCTCCAGCACACTATCTCCCCAGGAACAGTTCACATTGACCGAACCATAAGGAGTCATTCTGTACAGGTTGATAAGCACGATCATGGAATCTACCAGATGCTCAAGCCCTTTCTGCCATGCGCCCTGTAATCTGCTTGCGGTTCTGTATGATCGTTGCTTGGAAGACTTGATTTCCTCTGCTGTTTTCTCCAGTTCATCTGGGTCGGAGATCGTACCATAAGCAAATCCAACAGTCCACTCAATCCTCTTTAGAATCTTGTTGAGCCCGTTGAACATCGGCGTATCTCTGATATCTGGACTATACACATCAAACAGTTTGTTTCCTCCGGATCCTTCATCGAATGCCCGGTAGAGCTTTTCCTTCCCTTCCGGAAGAACTGGCTTACCGTGCTTATCCGCTTTCAGATATTCTTCTGAAACATGCACTGCCGCTTCCTTGGCATCGTATTCCCACACAATCTGCCCTAGCATCCGATCAGCTTCATGTATCAGCTCAATAGCTTTGGAGTAGATGGATACTCCCAAAGGTGAACTTCTATCTATGTTGTTGCTCTTGGCAACCTTGATATAAACAAACAGAGGCTTTTCTATGTTATTGATCGTTACCGGCTCTTCTGAGAGTCCAGCCCATTCATCGACCTCAGAGAGTGATACTTCTTCATCAAATGGTTGGTTGATGGTCGGTTCTTCGTCATCAGTGTACGATGCTATCTTCTCCGATCTGTAAGCCTTGTTGACAATCGTTACACTGTTTCCTGAGAACTCATGGTATTCAAGTCTGGTATACAGATATTCGCCCATCCTCTTATGCTGTAAGAAAATAGCAGACATGATCTCGCCCTTGCTGGTGAATGCAGTCGGGTAAAACTTGTCTGCTTCTACGAAATCTATCTCTATCTTGTTTGGCTGCCCGTCCATGCCTACTGAGACGTAGGGTTTCAGCACAATACCTCCTTCGGCACAGTACCTCTCAACCTGGATATCCAGATCAGACAGTTCTCTCTTCAGCTGATCGTTAATGAAGTCTGCCATCGGACTACCAGTTACACTCAGTTCAAACTCCGTAAGCACAAGCCGTGCCATTTCTTCTGCAATGGTTGCTGGTATATTCGTGCATAGAGTCCCATCTTCACCTGTCCAGGGTGGATGATTCTCATACATGTCCTTCCACAGCTGTATAGCGTTATCCATCGAACCAGATACAGCTATTTGGACTTTCATTTCTTTCTCTATACTGTTTCTAGGAAACAACTTTCCCACCCACTTTCTGATAAAATTTTTAATGCTGAATTTCAATGTATTCACCTACCCTGCCTGTGTCTTTATGTAGTTTCTGATATCTCTTTCATAGCTGTATTCAAAGCCATCCAGAGTGTCTATGTCAGATGTGCCGTCATCCAATCGTTCCAGCTCAACTGTATTCGGTCTCCACACTGCCATGCTGAGTGCGTCTTCCAGAGTATCGCACAGCTCTGTATATGCGAATCTCCCCTGTGCAACCAGGGATGTGAAGCAGAATATCCGGTCGTTAATCCTGTCTTTTCTGGCATTGCCAACCTTGATATCCCCCATTGCTGCTCTTGCCATAGCCGTTCTGAGTCCTCTGATAAGCACCTGCTCAGCTGAATCACAGTAGACCTTACTTACACCACCAAACAACTTGATAACCTTCTTTACAAAGGCAAGGAAGACTTGACCAAGAGAATCCGGATCAAGCTCTTCTTTGTGCAGTTCCGACACCAGTGCTACCAGTTTTCCATATCCAACAGTCGGTGCTGATGCAACAAACGAATGACCGGATCCATTGCCTCCAAAGTCAACTCCAATCGTAATTCCTTGCAGCTCGTTCCTCTTAATCATTTCCTGTGCCTGTGCTACCGTAATCTTCATCGGATTGTTAGCCATAGCCGCCAGTGAAGCGAACTGAGTATACACCAGACCTTCTGCAATACTTCTCTTCCCCAGGATATCCCGGACGTACCAGATGCTGTTTTCGTCATACTGACTGACAATCTCTTCCAGACGTTCCTTCGTGATATTCACATTCTCAAAGATTGTAAAGTGTGCATAGTTGTATCCACCCTTCAAAGTCCCGTCCTTCGCTTTCTGGTCGTACACATCAAGATAGTTTTCATAGATCGGTGCTTTCGGATGCTCCGGGTTCATGTCCCAGAATATCTTACGGTTCTTAGCTGCAAGCTGTCTGTTGAACGCCTCTTTGATTGCTGTGTCGTGATGCAGATTGATCTCAGTCGCAATCCACATGCCATAAGAGTTACCACGTATCTTCTTGAAGCTGTCCGATGATGAAGCCCCGGCAAAGATCACTACTTTCTGTTTAAAGTTCGTATATGGTCCATTGATAATCAACGCTTCCATGTCCTTGTACTTGCCCCAGTGGCACTGACCTCTGAAAATCCATTCCAGACCGAATCCGTTAGCATCTCCGATATTCAGCTTAGCATTACCCATCGTAGAGCCGGTTGCCAGATGTATTTTATCCGGCGTTGTCTTCAGCTCCTGTGCGAATGCAAAGACATTATCAACAGTCTTTCCGGAACGTACTGCTCCTTCCAGGATGTTGAACGTACAGAACCGGCATCTTCTGATATATTCCTTATGCCCCTCTCCGAAATTAAACATTATCGTCTTCTTCCGCTTCAGATCCTTCTTCTTTACTTTCTTGACTTTCGTTTGCTTTGCCATAAATCTCTTCCTCTATATCATCCAAATCCTCGATCTCCTGGCTGATACCTGCATCTCGTTCCTTCTTATACTCGAACTCTTTCTGAGCCTGGATGTTTTCTTGCTTCTGTCCGGCGGTGTCTCGCATGAACTCAGCAGCTCTGACATTTCCATCCATAGCTTCTCTCCACATACTTACAAGCATTGCTGTCTGGTTGGTTATCATGTCATCTTCAAAGCCCATCTTCTGCAATGTATTGATAATTGTCGGATAAGCCTCTTCCGATACAGGCATGTTGAGCAGTAAATTTGCCACCTTTTTCATGGCTGTTTTCTTACGCCTCGTCTCTCCGGACTTCTTACCACCACGGGAACGCATTTCTCTTTCTTCCTTCTCACTTCGCTTCCCAGATCCAAGAGGAATGAGGTTCTGCTCATTTGCCACCAAACCACCTCTCTTCTGCATGAAAAAAGCAGTGTATCTCTTGACGAAATCACTGCTCTCTCATGTTTATTCTGTTACCCTCCGGGTTTCACCCGTATAATCTCTCCAGCACTTCCACTCCATCAGCTATCGCCTGTCCGGTATCAATACCCAACTGCTCATAAAATCTGGGGCTGGTCATGCATTCGTGCGCCCTTACCATTGCGTCATGCTCTTCCTTGTCTATTCCAATGACGAACTTCTTCGCAATCGCTAACGCTTTCCGGTAACTCTTCTGTTTTACCAGTCCTTTTACAATATCCGTTTTCGTTACCACTTGCTTCCTCCAAACAGATCCATCTGTTCATACCTCACCGGTGCTCCATCTTGAAAATCTTCGCTTTCCAGCTCCTTCAGCTGTGCTTCCGTTGGCTGCGGATATTTCTTATCCGTATTATCCCAACCGCCTCTGCTGTTGGCTCCCAGGAATCTATCCCAGGATTCTTCATCGAACATTCCCGGCTGATACGGCTTCAGATCTTTCTGCTCTTCTACGATGAAGTCTACTACTGTCTTTCCCCTTCTTTTTCCTTCCAGCGTATGACAATCATATGCGTATCCGGGCATCCCGGAGAATTCACAATCTTCAATTCTGAGGTATTCATCAAAATTCTTTACTCTTTCACTCTGCATACAGTTACAGCTGAAGTAATCAGCATCTCTGTTCTTTCTTGCATATAAGAGCAAAGTAATAGCCTTGCTAATAAACAGTGGCTCGCGTTCATAACCTTTTCTCTTCTGGTTATAAACATCATCTGCTTGTCGCAAGGCTTCAATTTCTTTTGTCATAATCCCGTAACAGTCTTCTGCTGATATTGCCAGCAATCTTCTCCAGAGGTATGCGTTGTACCGACCTCTCAGCTCATTTGCTGCATATCCGGCAACTTCTACATCTCCTCTTCTGATTGCTTTCTGGAGCAAGCTTACCATATCGTACATGCTATGCCCGTTCTTGGTGTATAACTGTGGTCTTCCCATTTTCTGATACTTCCTTTCGTATGAATATTTTTCGTATCGTCATCGTAGCAAGCATGTTCGCAGGCAGTCAAACAGATATTTTCATTTTTTATTCATTTTCGTAGACATTCACGATATTTAAGAAGAATTCTGTGCTGATCTGCTTCACCAGCTTGAACACGCCTCCGGCTTCCACCTCCCGGTGCAGCCACGGGTTTGCATAGACAATCGTTACCTTCCTGTCTTTCCTACGGACGCTCTCCTCGATATTCTTAATAACCTTCTTGAAGGTTTCTCCTCTGAACGGATCGTACAGGTAGAACGTGTCATACATGTCCAGCAGATCTGTGAACTCTGTAGCATCCTCATTGAAGATTGCTACCATGTCCTCTCCCAGCTTCTTCATATTGTCCCTGGCGATCTCTGCCAGCATATGACTCTGCTCTACTCCGTCCACCTCTTTGATTCCTGCCATTTTCATAATAGCGATTGCGGCTCCCTTGCCACACCCAAAATCCAGGACCTTACCATTGAAAATTCCCGGCATCTGGCACATATCCAATAGACTTCTTTCTCTGCTTGCGCCACATGCTGTTGCGTCCGGGCTTTCATAGTCGAACTCTGATTGATCCACACGCTTTAAGAAATCTGTTCCGCACTCATGCTCCAGGAAACTGTAGAGTCCAAGGGTGTCCGGAATAATCATATCTTTCAGATAGAACAGGTTCTTACCCTCTTCGTAACCGTATGCCGTCATTTGTGACATATCATTTTCCGTCATTCGCTCTTTTCGGAAGGAAACCAGAATCACTGTCTCTTCCGGGTCTACGTAATCCAGAATAATCTTTCTGTGTATGTTCGCTCCTGGAATCACTTTCTTATCATCAATCACAAGCGCAAACTGCTTCCCATATACATGGCTGCATAACCACTCCATGAACAGACCACTCTTTCCGTATCCGTACAGGATAACCTGCTTTCCGCTACACTTCTTGATTACATCGTGCATTTTTTTGTTCAAACTTTCAACTGCTTTCATCTCTTCTCACCTCGGCACTTTAATTGTTACAGTATTCTTCTTGTCATCGAACGTATAATACTTGCCCCATTTCAGCTTCATGTACTCATTACATTCCCGGATGACTTTACTGTTCTTGTTGATATTGTCTCCACCCTCATTCGTATCTGTCTTCACATACATGGCAAGATACTTTGGCATGAGGATGATTCGGTTATACATAAGCTCCTGCAAGATTTTATCTACATCTTCCTTGCAGTCTGCCTTATCATCATTCTTTGCTTTGTAACATTCTTTGTTGTACCAGTAGATTCCTCCACCCATGCTGTTGAATTTGAACTCTTCCTGGTACAGATATGGTCTCGGCGTAACTGTGATTGTGGCATATCCCAACTTCAAATCACTGAGTAGCTGGGCTATCCGGAGAAATTCCATGTCAATCACATCCGGGTCCTTAATCTCCATAACGATATCCGTCCGGTAAAGGATCTGCTTAATATCATCGTCAACCTGGATGATGATATCTTCCGGCGAATTGTACAGAATCCACTGTCTCACCTTCGACATGGTGTTGATTTCCTCATCCGGTGCTGAAATCAGCTTCCTGACTCCAGCGTTCCTGTACGCTTCCTCTTCCGAAACTCTTACCACATACGTTACATCATTAAGGATATTCTGAGTCATGATACAATCTGATCTTCTATAGCTCGGACAGTATACGCCCACTGTTTTCTCTTTCATGTACGCCTCCTACTGGAACATTGGAAGCTTCTTCAGCAACCGTTTCATTCCGTCTACATCCAATCGTTCCGTATTATCTGACGAATAGGACTCTGTAATATTCTTTATATGGCTTTGTGGCGATTCATGGTAATGTAATGTGTGCTTATCCGGCAAAATTCTGTAGAAATGCTCATATTCCTCTGCATTTGCCATCTCTTCTTTTGTGATAAGCACTTCATTCATCTTTTCCCCTGGTCTTTCCCCGATGATCTCAATCTGCTGTTCCGGGTCAAATCCTTTCATCTCACAGATAGCTTTCGCAAGCGTATCAATCGTGGCTGCCGGTGCTTTCTGAACCAGCAGATCACCAGACTCTCCATTCTCAAACGCAAACAGTACCAGGTCAACTGCATCTTCCAGCGTCATCATGAATCTGGTCATTTCCGGCACTGTGACCGTAATCTTCTGTCCCATTCCCAGCTGCTTTACAAAAAGTGGGATAACAGAGCCCCTGGAAGCCATCACGTTACCGTATCTAGTTCTGCAGATCACCGTCCCATTCTGCTCCTTTGCTTTCGCAACAGAGATTCTTTCGATCATTGCTTTTGTGATTCCCATTGCATTGATCGGGTATGCTGCTTTATCTGTACTCAGAACGATTACTTTCTTGACTCCGGCTTCAATCGCTGCATCAATAACGTTTGTCCCTCCCAGGATATTCGTCTTTACCGCTTCTTCCGGATAAAACTCACAAGTCGGAACCTGCTTCAGAGCCGCCGCATGGAAAACATAGTCCATTCCGGTCATTGCCTTTCGGATGCTTCGGTATTCCCTCACATCTCCGATCACGAAACGGATCCTGCCGTCTTCCCTGTACTCTTTCGCCATATCAAACTGTTTCTTTTCATCCCTGGAGAATATAACAATCTCGCCTGCTCCTTCTTTCAGCAGGCGATCTGTCACTGCATGTCCAAAGCTCCCGGTTCCTCCGGTGATCAGAAACTTCTTCCCTTTCAATTCTTCTTTCATGCTATACCTCCAGTATCTCTATTACTCTATCAGCTACGAAATTCACTTCTTCCGGCGTCATGCGTGTATCACTCGGCAAGCACAAGCCCGTAAGGAAGCAGTAGTCTGACATATACATGCAGCAATCGCTGAACCATCTGGAGAACATCCGACAGTTCTCATACAGTGGCTGACTGTGTAGCGGCTTCCAGATTCTTCTGGATTCTATATTGCACTCCTTCAGTTTCTCCATGAGATATTCCGGTTTCTTCTTCAGCTCCGGATTGATCTCTATACATGACAGCCAGGAATTGCCAACGTTGCCATTCCAAACATTACGGTACAGTTTGAACCAGTCCGCATACTCTGCAAATCTCTTCTGATAGATGTCATAAATAGACATTTTCTTTGAAATTCTTTCTTCGATGTGCTCCATCTGTCCTACACCGAATGCAGCGTTTGAATTTGCCAACCGGTAATTGTACCCGATCTCTTTATGCTCATACCACGGAACAGGCTCTTTTGCTTGTGATGCCAGGAAGGACGCTCTCTCTGCATCCTCTTCATTCTGGCAGATCAACATGCCTCCTGTCCCTCCGGCTGTAATCATTTTGTTTCCATTGAAGCTCATACAGCCGAATCTTCCAAACGTTCCTGTCTTCTTTCCCCGAACTGCCGAGCCAAACGACTCAGTGCTGTCTTCGATGACTGGAACTTCATACCTGTTACAAATATCCAGGATTCTCTTCATATCAGCCGGCATACCGTACACATGCACAACCACCACTGCTTTCGGATGCAGCCCGGATTCAAAAGCCATCTCCAGATCATCCGGGTTCATATTGAACGTTACCGGATCAGAATCAATAAATACCGGTTCTGCTCCCAGGTATCTGATCGGGTTTGCGGATGCTGTAAACGTAAGGTCTGAACAGAATACATAATCTCCTTTTTCAACTCCGCACAATCTCAGTGCCAGGTGAATTGCAGCCGTTCCGGACTGAAGTGCTACCGGGTAGCCTCCACCAAGAAACTCTCTCACTGACTGCTCGAATCTACCGATGTAGGAATCTTCCTTAAACGCTGTCGTAATCCAGCCACTCTCAAACGAGTCCTGGACGTATTGCATCTCATTCCCCAGTATTTCCGGTCTCGCCAGCCATATCTTCTGTGCTGCTCTCTCCATCCTCAGCACCTCCTTCCACAATCTGTGCTTTGATCTGGTCATACCATATCGCTCTACCTTTAATCGTCCGGTTTCTTCCCATGCTGACTTTCGCCCCCTGGATGCCGAGCTTTCTTTGTAGTTCGTTGTAGTCCAGCTCATTCCTGCATACCAGTAGAACATAATCGTACTTCTCAAACCGGATCAGTTCCATTTCTTTAATCTTCTTTTGCATCTGGTCTTTATTATCCAGTTTCACACCAAGGTCTATGTTCAGATCTGCTGTCCATTTTGCCAGCTCTTCCAAATCCCATTCACCGGAGTGGGTATTGTCCTTGATGTTTATTGCTCTCAGCTCTGACTTTGTGTAGCCGATCAGCCTCTTACACAAGACTTCGATGTCGCCATCTTTTCTCTGCAAGATAGATAACCTCTGATTTCCGGCAATCACATTATCATGCTCGTCAATGAGGAACAATCCGAAATCACCATACTTCTCCAGTGATTCTTCCAGCTCCTCTGCTTCTTTCTTTCCGATCTTCCTCGGATTCCCGAATCCGGTCTTGATGTCCTTGACCTTCATCGTGAGTGTTTCAATTCTTTTTTCATCCAACATACTCATTCTTCCACCTTCTTTCTCTGCATTAAAAAGGGAGCCAGCTCAACGCCAGCTCCCATAAAGAGAGGATTTTGCAAATATGCAATTTACTTCATATGCTCCGCACCCTATTTCATTCGGCAGTCCAGTTTCCCGGACTGCCACCAAGATGAAAATTGAGTACGTTCCAGCCTCCGGTAAGACTGGGTGAAACAAACTTTCTATCACGTTTCATCTGTTTGCGTAACGTTCTGTCTGTGTCTATTTCACATAATATAAATTATCATAGGCAGAGGTATCTTCATAGTCTCAAGGTATCTACATTTGGTATCTTTTAGTATGATTCTAACATATCGTTGAATTTGCTTTGAAATTCCTGCAAAGCGCATCCGTGCAGTTTCATAACATATTTTGTGTTATACTGCATGTCTATTGATATTGCGTCCCATGATTCATGCTCAATGTATCGCTTGTACAAAAGCTCCACATATCTTTCATCTTCTATTTCATTTATCTCACCGGAAACTTTCAATCTGAAATCAATTAACTTGTCAATCTCGTCTGCAATCTTTCTCTCTTTTTCATCAATCTTTCCGTACAGGGTTCCAAACTTATCTGGATCTTTGGATGACTGAACCCTCTCTCCGCTTCCAGCTCCACCCATCGAATACATCATAGCTACCAAGTTTGTCCTGTCTCTTTCTAAATTCTTGATTACCGCTTCCTTTACTTTCACCTGCTCTAAATACTCTTTTGCAGTTATTTTCCCGGATTCTTCCTGCATATGTATTTCCTCCTCCCGATATTGACAAATTCAAAATCCTTTCGTACAATCTTTATAGGTTTTTGGCTTCTCGGACTTCATTGTTATCGGGAGGCTATTTTTATGCTTATTTCAAATAAAAGAACAGGAACCAGATTGCTGTTGCTAACGTCATAATCAAAGATGCAAAAAACAGCAAACATGTCAAAACTCTAAACGGGGTAATCCTCACTTTTCCAAGCATCATAGCTCTAATCTTTTCTTCTCGTGACATTGTACCTCTGACAATGCGTACTGCAATCAAAAACGCTATCCATAACAGGATTGTTATCTTCCAAATCACTTCTTTTTCCTCCTAAATCTCTGAGCGTATTCACAGGTAGCAAAATGCGACATATAACCGAATCCGCTGGCTTTCCCAGGATCCGTTGTAATCGTACCGGATGTTACTTCTCCGTTGGCAAGGACAATTCTGTCCTTACCACCATCAGCTACGAAATTCACAAACTGAGGATTCACAGGCATTTTCTTTCCGGATTTCATCTGTACCCACAGGATTCTTGCGCCACACTTTGAGCACTGCGAGAAATTATTCTGTGTCTTCTGTTTCATTTAACTCTCCTTTTTAATTATCAGTCTTCTGTTCCAGGCACATTTCATTGAATCTTTTCAAAACCTCTGGAATATTCATTCTTTCAATCGTATCCTTTGCAAGATTCTCCTTCAGCTTTTGCTCAAGAGATTTCACAAGCGTTTCCTCTACATCTTTCTTTGCATTGGCAATCATTTTTTCCACTTTTGTGCCAAGTTCTTTTTCAAGATATTGCCATGTGAGTAACTCAGCCATAGACAACACTCGGTCGCTTGAATAAGTGGAAGTGTTCCCGTGCTTGTCATACCTCTTTTCCTTAGAAAATGCTTCAAATCTCTTTCCAACATATTCAGACAATGGAATGTATTTTACATCACTACTCCATGAACCTGTTCTTGTCGGCATCATGATATTCGCAATCTTTTCTTGCGATACAGTCTCGACAAATTTGTCTACAGTATCTTGAATCGTTCCTTCTGCTTCGAGAATCTTATCTGCAATAGCCTTATCCACTCTCTGTACTGCTTCATCTGTTGCTTTTCTAAGAAGTGCATCCTTAACGCCGCTAACAACTTGCTCTTTAATTTCTTCATCAATGGTGCATCCGGTTTCCTCGTCTATCCAGTCCAACTCCACCTCGATATTAAACTTAGCCATTGCTATTCCTCCTCTGGATCATCGTACTCATAATCATCATCTTCTACGCTATCTGCGAACTCCGGATTGCCTCCAGGAGCTTCTCCATCCTCTTCAGTGGTAATTTCTTCGTCTGTAGCTGTATCTGGCTTATTTTCGTCCTCTTCGGCTTCATCCACTTCCTTGTAGTCAGCATCAATCACTCCACTATTATCTGGAAGCTCATTAGATGGTCCAGGAAGCATAGTGCTTTCATCCGGCTCTGCATCTTCGCCTTTCAAATTCTGTTCGTAGTCCGGATCAAAGAGGCTCTGCTGTCCTCCCTCATTGATATATCTGAGCACGTACCGGTTCAGTTCTTCATCCCATACCAGATTCATACCCGTATCCTTCTTACTGTCCATAGAGTCTTTAACTGGAACAGCAATCGTTACTTTGTGCTTAATCACTGGCTTATTAACTTCTACGGAACCTCCCTCTCCATTCGGCACCCAGTCCTGCTTCATCTGCAAATCTACTTTCAAAGTGATGCTGCCTTCATCCGAGTTGTTCTTCTCCATGCTTGCGAACAATCTCTGCATCAGCAAATCAAAATTCTCTCTGGCCGTGGTAAATACATCACTTTCAATCTTCATTTCTTCGTAATTGTTCATTTCTCTGCTCCTTCCTGCCTCTTCGGCTAAACAGTCTTTATAATCGCTTCTACTCTAGGCGTGTCGGAATAAAACTTCCGGCACTGGCAATCTACAATCTGTGTATCATCCCGGTATGCTACCTGGTTCAGTGAATCGGCTATAATTTTAACAACATTGTCCATATCCGGCTTCTTGGTCGGTCTGATCTCTCCAGCCAGCATAGCAGCCTTTTTCTTCTTACTTGCAGACTTTGGAATGGAATAATATGCTTTTATTCTCAAATCCAGCATTGCATCATCCTCGAATCGGAATCCATTGCATTGCTCCAGATATTCCATATGCACCAGCGTTTCATAATTCACTGTGTCCTTCGGAGTAATTGCAGTACCGGTATTTCTGCTGAATCTCGGTCTGCCTTTTCCCTTCGGTTCTCCCAGTATCGTAAACTTCACCTGCATGTCTGCCTCCTACTGACTCATTAAGTTTCCATCTTCAATCTTCGCCTGGATACAATACCAGCTACTCTTCTTTCCTTCCCTGGCAACTTTGATCTGACGGGTTGTGTACCCGTTCATTCCCAGGATTGAAATAAGTGTCCTTCTGTCTTCTTCTCTGTATGCCCGGATCGTGATCTCGGCTCCAAATTCGTCTTCTTCGCCCCCGACTAGGACAGATGGTTCTACTTCAAGGGCTTCCGCAATACCGAGTAATGAAGATAACGGAATATCAATCTTGCCAGCTTCATAGTTCAGAATCGTTGTCTCACTCTTTTCTATCTTGTCACCAAGCTCTTTTGCAGTAAGACCATTTCTAGCTCTCAGTTCTGCAATCTTCTGTGACACTTTCATCTTATCCATGCACTACTCCTCCAAAAAATCTTTCATTTCATCAAATCTCTGAGCAGCTTTCATCATCCGGAAAGACTTACCACCTACATACATTGGATAGCAGCACTCCAGGATCCGATCATATATCCTCTTCTTCCGGATGTCCTCACATTCCATCATGTCATTTAATTCCAGGTTGGAAGTGATAATCATCGGTTTATTGGCTCTTACTCTGCTGTCAATGATGTTATAAACTTTCTCCAGTGCATAATCCGTTTCTCTCTCTGTTCCCAGGTCATCAACGATAAGCAACGATGCACTGTTGAGAATAGTTATGTACTCAGCCTCTCTGTCATTCTCCCAGATGTCCTGAAGAATTTTCACGAACGATGTCATGATTACAGGCTTCGCATTGTCGAGAAGGTAATTCCCTATGCAAGCTGCCGTGAAGCTCTTCCCTGTCCCTACTGGTCCGTACAGTAACAGTCCCTGGTTCTTCTTGTACATGTCCTGGAATCTGTCGGCATATTTCTTCGCCATCTCAAACACTTTCTTGTTTTCTTCTCTGACTTCGTACTTATCAAACGTGACCTCACGGTACTTTTTATCCATCATGGACGCTTCTTTCAGCCGGTTGATCCTGCGCATCTGCTCCTCATATTCTTCTTGCCTTTTCTTCTCTTCCAGCTCTTTCGATTCGCACTTGCACACGCATCTGACCACATGGGTTTTATCCCCGAACTTAACCCGTAACTGCTTTCTGCTTCCGCACTTTCCACAGTACACAAGTCCGTCTTCCCCAATGTGATCTCCTTCAGCCAAACGCTCTGCTCCAGATTCAGATATTGGCAATACTCCTGTCAAATCCATCTATAGCCACCTCCTCATTATCGGAATGGATTGCTTTCGTTTGTTCTTTCCGGTTTCACTGTCTCTTCTTTCTTTTTCAGATAATCAACAAACGGCGTGGTTTCACTAAAAAATGTGCTTGCATGTTTGATGTATTTTTCATCTGTCCGATTCCTCTTGCATTCCGTCGCATATGTGGTAACAGCTGCAAGCAGTTCTTCTTCAGACCAGCCGTCATTGAGTCTTGCTTTGTACTTCTTGTAAGCATTTCCTTTATCTCTCTTCCTTGGGTACGCACTCCACAGTGTTTCAAACGCTGTAGTATACGGAGATTTCTTAACTGGCTTTTCTTCTGGAACCGTCTTCTCCAACTTTTGCTCTTTCTGTTCCTTCAGCTTGGTTGCGGCTTTCTCAGCAGCTCTCTTTCTTGCCACATACTCTCTCTGCCTCTTCGAGTGCTGTTTTTTCTCACTGACATATTTGTTGTAATAATATCTGTACTCTTCCCAATCATGGATAAACAACTCTTCTTCGTTGCAATCTATCCAACCATTATCCAAGAGTTTACTCACAACCTCTTCCGGATCCAGGCTCTCTGACAGGCACGGCTTGATTGCTAATGCAATATCCGCAATCTCAGCTCCGTCCATAAGCCCGTCCATGCTTGCATTGTCCATTCCCCAGAGCCACAGGTTTATCAGAATCCCTATTGCCTCATTCTGAGAACACCCTAAATCTTTTGCTAAGACTCTTAACTTTTTTCCTATCAATGTCTGCTCTACACTAATCCACGCCAAACCATACACCTCCTAAATCGAAGCAGTAAGGTCCATGATGCTTATCGGTCTCTTCAGAACTTTTGTCTGTCTGCACCATCCACACGTATTACATCTGTCCGGCTTCACTCTTCCTTCTTTTAACTGCTTTATGCGTTCGATGTTATGCTCAACGATTGAAAGTGCTTCTTTGAGGTAATGGTCATTCACATGGATCACTTCAATGTCAATATCTTCTTCCTTGGAAGCTCCGGCAATGAAAAATGGGAGTCTCTTGCCCGTATTCTGATACACAACTTCCTGGTAAACAGCTCCTTGGATATCGTAGCCCCAGTATCTGACAAAATCCAGATATCCGATATCTGGAACCCAATTCAACTTTGTGAGTGTTGCCATCACTTTCAAATCTACGATCGCTTTGCCTTCCAGGTAGGAGTCCATCTTGATCTTCCAGGGAACTCCAAACAGCTCCGCTGTCATGATTACCTGTTTCTGCCCGGACATATACTTCTGGAAAAGTTCATCACGTTCTGTCCTGGCAATGATATCTTCTGCTTTCTGGAATCCAGATAACAGCTTTCCATCTTTCCGGAATATATGAGGATTCTTGGTTCTAAATTCATTCAATGTGCCCTCATAATAGGAATCCACATAGCTGCCGATCATCATTGCATTTGACGGTTCCGTCTTATACTCGCCTCTGATCTTAGCAAGTGCCATTTCCTCACAGCCCATTCTTCCATACGTCCCTACAAAATCTTTGAACTGAGATACGGAAAGATATTCTCTGTTAGCTTCATCGGAATAGTAGTTATCCGCTGTCAGCTGGAACTTTGTACTCATTTCATTCATCTTCTTACTTTCCTTCCTCACTTGTTTCTTCCGTGGCTTCCTGCTCTTCCGGAGCTTCCTGAACATCTTCCGAGAAGACATCTATCGGCTCGTCAATGTCCTGCACTGGTCCCGAAGGATTGTCCGTATACTCTGCATTACCATTTTCGTCAAAAATCTTCTGATCGTCTTCCAGGGCTCTCTGCATCTCAACAGATAAGATTCCCCACTTGCTGAGCAGTAATTTAATCACCGTCTTCAGTGCCATCGCATCAAAGTCTGTTGTCCACTTACTGTTCTTTTTGTGGTAGTTCTTGTCATATCTGTATGCCTGTGAATATTTCGCAGCATGATTCTCTACATCCTCCACCGTCATGTACAACTCCTGCCGATATCCGGTATTCAATTCAAACCATGCAAAATATCCTACAATCTTTTCTCTGTCCCCGCTCTTTCTATCTTTCAGATTGCTGAAATCCTTGGCAAACTCAATGTCTCCATACACGGGATTGTAAGAAACCAGCTCGTCCGCATACACTACTGCATAATTCATTCTTCTGTAATATCCACTTCTGATCGCAAGCTGAATAAATCCTTTGTACATGATCTGGAACTGTGCCTGGTATCCTACGTCTTTCAGTTTGTATGGAACCAACGCACTGAATCCCAGGTTACTGTCGATCGGCAGATCATAGCTCGCCGCTACCAAGGCTGAACTCATGATAGAATTCGCACTGCACTGTTTCAGCTGGTTATTCTGGCTAACCACATTGATGATAGATGTCATGAACTGCGGTGCTTTCTTTCCCAGGACTTCATTGAACCGGTTCTTTACGTTATCGGTTGCAAGAATCCCTTTCAACTCTTTCATCACTGATACTTCTGTTCCTGCCATATTATCAATCACTCCTTTCTGCTGTGGATAATTCTTCTCCACACAGCTCTATAATTTCTGTTGTTGTCATATCTGATAAGCATGTTGTGCAAACAGGTCCGTTCACACCTTCCAAATACTTATCTCCTTCATAGATCCCTTCGTTACATTCAGAACATAAACATACCGGCTTTGGTTCTGGAGCATTTGGGCATCTGCTATCACATGGATTCTGTAAACATACGCTGCACATCTTCTACCTCCATCATGCTTAGTAAACTGATCGCATTCAATGTCTTCCGGAATAGATACTCTCTCAAAACATCCGGGAATAGCATCTCGAAATATCTTTCGCCCTTTCCTGCGACCTTAATCTTTCTCAAACAGTGTTGCTCTGCCTGTCTTACTTCTTCATCGCTGATATCAAAACCTCCGGCTCTGAGTTCTTTCACTGTCTGATCTACTACTTCTTTGCATATTTCCATCATTTTTCTTCTCCGAAAACATCTGCAAGCGCAACTCTGACCATAATCATTGCTGGCAGGATCAGATACTCTCCTCCAATCTCTACCGCTTCTCTGGCATTGCACATCTGCACAATCACGAAGCACTGTATGATTATTCCGATTGATACATAACTAAGCCAACTTAGCACTTTGTTTTTCATATATCCCACTTCCTTTTACCGGTGATACAAAGATTCCGATGTCTATCGGTTCCTGCTGGTCAATAGCCTGGACCATTTCTTCCAGTGTATTGAGTCCATACTGCTTCATTCGCTTTTCAATTCTTTCTGGTAATTCCACAGCTACACTCCCTCTCCTGGACTAACTTCAATTCCCATACTGTCTTTACCATTTCATCCAATTCCTGGCATATCTCGTTGAGTTCTTTTTCTTCCTCTTCACTGACTTTCCCGTCTTCTGCAATTCCGATGAGCTTATCTTTCAAGCCTTCGATCCGGCTTTCCTTGAACTGCTTAATAATCCGGATCACTATATTATCAATGTTTCCGGCTTTAACAGCTACTGGCATACATCTTCCGATCAAGCACTCATTCTTGCAATACATTGTCTTCAGTTGTGGAGCACGATACAGGTCAGCCATCACGATGATAATGTCTACCGGAGGTACCGTGACTCCCAGCTCATAATTGCTCAGCGTATTAACTGAAACACCGAGCATCTCAGCAGCTCTTTCCATGCTGCCTAGAGCATCATTGTAGATTGCAGCCTGCTTTCTACATTCACGATATGGGGTTTCACCCAGTTTCCTACAATTGCTATCCATTGTTTCTTTCCTCCTTATGGCTTAAAATAAGCTCATAACCTATAAAGTACAGCCACAATCATACGGAACATTCAAGTAATCGCTGATAAGTTTTACAGTATTTGCTGAATACGACCGTCCATTAACGACTGCGGAAACATGTCCTCTGGATAAACCGATGACTTCTGCAAGTTCCGTGGTTGTCATGTCGAGGTCGATGAGCTTCTTTTTAACTTTTTTGCACCAAGGCGATAACTTACGGCTCATGTCTTCCTCCTTCCTCAGAAATTTGCTTTACATCACTGATAATCTGCTGTAAAATAAACAAAAGTGTACTGACAAACACTGACTGGAGATACTGGCATATCTCCTTGATTTTTTACCGCTTTGATTACAAAGCGTGATGTAAATTGCAATGATTTGTATGTTGTTTTGTGTTGTACAAACCAATCATAATCAACAATAGCTTACTTGTCAAGCAAAATAGTAATCATTTGCATACTTTTGGAGGTATTTTTTTATGACTATCGGAGAACGTGTATTCTTTTTGCTCGACAAATACGGGCTTCAACAGAAGGAATTGGCGGATGCCATCAATGTTTCCAAAGCAACCGTGAACGGCTGGAAAATCCGCAAGGGCAGTCCTTCAGCAGATCTGATCTCGCCTATAGCGAAATTCTTCCATGTATCTACTGACTTTCTTCTTACCGGGGAAGAAGCGGAATCAAAGACTCTCAGTCTTGAAGATGAAGAATGGCTCAACATCATTCATCAAATCCCGGAAGACAGACAGTCTATGTGCAAGGACTTCCTGCGGACCCACATGGTTATACCTGAGAAATATGCAGATAAGAGGCAAGCATAATCTCTACTGCTTACTTCGAGTACGTCCGCAAGAACAGGAGGTAACGTTTTATGGGAACTGAAAACATCCGCTGTGAAAACAGCAATGAAAAAGAGGACTTCGTGAAGGAGCTGGAGCGATTGCTCGCTTGCTATCAGATTGCTTCTTTCGATGACCGGAAAGTAGTTTGGGCGGTTCTGAACAAATATGCCGCCTATATAAGCTGAAATTGCCCCATAAAGGGGCTTTTTCTTTTTTGAGGTGGAATAATGAGCATAAACAGAAATAATACAAGTGAGACTCCCAAAAAGGCTGCTCTTTACGTGAGAGTATCCACAAACTATCAGATAGACAGGGACTCTCTCCCTATGCAGAGGCAAGAGCTTATAACTTACGCACAGCTCATGTTTGGGATAAATGACTATGTTGTCTTCGAGGACGCTGGCTACAGCGGAAAGAATACTGATCGTCCGGAATTTCAGAACATGATGCGCCGGATCCGTGCCGGAGAGTTCACACATCTTCTCTGCTGGAAGATTGACCGTATCTCCAGAAATCTTCTGGACTTTGCATCTATGTACCAGGAACTGAAGGACCTGGGCGTAACCTTCGTCAGCAAAAATGAACAATTTGACACCAGTACAGCTATCGGAGAAGCCATGCTGAAAATCATCCTGGTCTTCGCTGAACTGGAACGTAACATGACGTCTGAACGTGTAACTGCCACAATGCTTTCCAGGGCACAGAACGGACTCTGGAATGGTGGTCGTGTACCTTATGGGTATGACTACGACAAGGATTCAAAGACTTTCTCCATCAACCAGGAGGAGGCTTTTCTTGTGCGCAAGATGTACGACCTCTATTCAGAACATCGTTCACTGGTAATGGTATCCAGGACTTTGAATGAAGATGGCTATGCTTCGAGAGCTGGCAACGACTGGTCACCGGTCAGCATATTTATCATCTTGACCAATCCGTTCTATACCGGCATATACAGATACAATCACTACAAGATACCGGGGCTTAAAATCGAAAAGGACCCGTCCGAATGGATTGAGGTGCCAGATCACCACCCACGAATCATTTCAGACGAGCAGTTTGACAACGTGAACCGCATCTTACAGTCAAACTCCCGGTCAAAGAGATTGCCTGGCCAGCAACATACCTCAAAGGGAACTCACATCTTCGGTGGGTTGCTCTACTGCGGAACGTGTGGCTCTCAGTACGTTTCTACTCCTTCCAGACTGCTAGCATCCGGATACAGACCTTCCAAGTATGCATGCCCGAACCTTCGGAAGAAAAAGACATGCAATACAAAGTCCATCTCTGATCCGGTGATCGGTGAATTCGTGCTTAACTATGTCTTGAACATGATGCATGCCAGAGCCGCTTTCTCTTCAATACATGACACATCGGAGCTGCAAGACGCTCTATTGAGTGGTGGAACATTTCAAAATGTGGACCACATCGGCAAGGACGGACTGGATAGCTGCTTCCATATGTTCTCTTCTACACCGCTGGATGGCAAACGCTTCCGGAAGCCAAAGAAAGCTACTACCATAGATCCGGAGCTGAAGCGGCTACGTGCTGAGAAGAGAAAGACTGAGCGTGCCTTAGACCGGCTTATGAATCTTTACCTGTATGCCGATAACCCGATCAGCGAAAAAGACTTTGTAATCCGCAAACAGGCTCTCGATGACTACTTAAAGGAAATCAATGAGAATCTTGGCATGATAGACCGTGGACGTGGCATCGAGACAATCTCAGACGAGAACTTCATAAAAAGAGCCAGCTACTTCATCATGAGTAAAGAGCTGGCAGGAAAAGACTATATCTATTTCAAGAAACTGGCAATGGATATGGATGCCGAAATCCTAAGAGACTTCTTCCAGGAAATCATTGATTCTATCGTCATGGAAGGTAGCAACGTAAAGGAAATCGTCTTCCGCAATGGACTTGCACATACTTTCTTCTACAAAGACACAGAAAAACCGGAGGCATAAAACCTCCGGTTTCTTTCATCTTTTCTAGTTACAAATGTACGATTTGGGTATCATTCTATAAACATCGCATCCCGTATGATTACGGGTGTACCACCATTTCTAACATTTGTTAGATTTTTACTGGTTCTCAGAATGCTCATATGTATTCTCTCCAGTCATCATTACGGTTCCTTTTGATTCTTCGATGCACTCCTCATTATCAAGTGTACCGTAGGTTGCTACTGCTGGTGTACTTCCCTGGAACTGCAATCCGGATCCGTTACCAAAGTCGATCGTTACCCAGTTGTAACCGCTATCCTGGACTTTCTGATCGCAAAATTCATCGTACTGTTCCATCGTGACTTTTTTCATTGTCTCCAATGGAACTGTGATATATGCGTATTCGCCCAACTTCTCTGTCTTAGTTCCGTTCATTACATCGCATACGATTACCTCTGCATCCAGAAGTGGGTTTCCGGTCTCGCTTTCTTCTGATTCTAAAACGTTTTCCCGGCTTTCGGTATCATTTTTATCCGTTTCGGTCACGTTTTTATCCTTTTTGCTATCATTTTTATCAGAATCGTTTATGCTTTCCTGCTTCTGAGCATCCTTCATACCGTCTTTCACTCCATCTGAAAAACCGCATCCGGTCATTCCTACAACCAGCATACATGATAACATTGCTGCTAAGATTCTTTTACTCATTTTCTTTCCTTTCCGGTGCATCCTGACTGAAATTATACCACCTTGATCTCTGGGTTGTCTACCACATTTCCCAACAAAAGTGCGTATTCCTTTGTCGGACCGAGCGGCATCGCATCGTCTGTGGTGTTCGACACCATATAAAAGCCGACAGTTTCCATGTATTCCTTATCGTTCGGGCAATATGCGGCGTATTTGCCGTAGCAGATCTCCATTCGGACTGTTCTGTGCTCTGGATTGTAGATCACATCACCCTCAAACAGCCTTTCCCCGGTCATATCTTCCACACAAGCGAATCTCTGGATCGTTTCTGGGATCACTTCCATCGCCCTGAGAATCAGATACCCGTTTTCCTCCGAATAGCCATCCTGCATCAGCATGAATGATTTGCCATTTTCCACGCACACTACATTTCCAATGTGCCACGTTCCAGACATATCTCCCATAAGTTTTGCCCGGCAGATTCCGGAAGATCCATTGTAATTGTATTCATGCAGAACTTTATTCTCCCATAATGCCTCTTTGAGCTTCCTTCTTGCCTCTGTGAGCCTTTTACGCTCGCTGTCCATTCTTCCGTTCACATGTCCGATGAAATCTGCCATCATCCGCATTGTGTCCTTGCAGAACTCCTCATTGATGATATATTCTTCATGCGTATACTCATGGAGGAAGGCGTCAATGCGCCTCCTCAACTCATTTTTATTCCTGATGTCCATTCTGCACCTCCTCGAATCTGTACTCCTGGTCTGCATCCGGGTATTTCTTCCGGTCTACCTTACCGACAAACATTCCATAAGGTCTACTCCAGATAGCTCCGTCCTCGCATTTATAGACCACGTAGTATTGTCCTGGAGATTCCGTGTCCTGGCTGATCGCTATCACTTCAACGATTTTTCCTTTGAAATGTCTGTAGGTTTTTCCAACCTCCACACTTCGATTTTCTCTTACTGGGTATTTGTCGTGGAAATACTTCTCGCACTCCGCCAGATCACAATTTTCATAGTTCAACGGATTTTCATCTGTCCAGTCCAGTATATCAGCCTCTTTGACATGTACATGCTGTCCGAACGTGTCATTCAAATGCCTCAATTCCTCCCGTATCCAGGCTGCTTCATTTTCTCCATTCGGATCCACCAGGTAACCACTTATCTTAAAAATTTTTCCGTCCATAATTTCCTACCTTTCTTGCAAATTCTCTTGATTGCACTTTCTTCTTTTGCTCTTCCTGAGTGTTTTACCTTCCATTCTCTCAGGTATTCTAACTGTTCTTGATCCTCTTTTTCTCTTTCATTCATCGTCTGCCTCCTCTACTCTCTTTTTGCCATTTTGAGATATTCTTTTATACTTTCTCCATTATTCTTGTATAAAAAGTTTCCAAGGCCTTCATTGAGCTTATCGCATACCTTCTGGCACTCCTCTTCCTCGTTAAACAAGATGCTTTTCACTTCATCACTAAGGCTTTCTATCGCTTCTTTTTTCCTATCTTCTGTATATTTGTCGCATACTGTAGAAGAATATAATTCATAGTACGTATCATTTTTTCTCCCCTCTTCCGAATAATGTGCCGTTATCTTTCCGTCTCCATATCTGTCAGTAAACTCACTCAATACATACCTTTTTGGATAATAATATCTTTTACTGTCCGTCTTGCATTTGCACGAATCTTTTACGATCTTTCCGGATGGTAATTTAATCTCTATCGCTCGGTCAGAATCACACTTGTCGCATTTTGGGCCATATACAAACTCCCAACTTACCTTCCATTTTATTACCTTATGATCCTTCATCAGATCGGCAAGTCTCATTTTTTTGGCGTTGTACTCGGCATTACGAATAATCCGGTCGCACTCGTCTTTCTTTTTCTCGTAATCCTTTTTTACTTCCTCAAAATGTTCCTTGATGCCCTGGAGCTTTTCGTTTTCTGCTCTTAATCTGTTCATTTCTTCCAGAATCTCTGATTTTACTGAGCTTTTGATGACTTCTTTCAGGGCGTCTATCTGCTCCTGATACTCGCTTTCTGGGTAAAACTCCTCTTCTGGGTAATCGTAATACATACTATTTACACCTCTTTCTCATTTCTCTGCATATAGTTTCTATTGTATCTTCTGTAACGATAAGCCTTGTCCTACCGTCTATAGTTTCTGTTCTGCTATTTCGGATTAAGTTATCCTGCATATCGTCAATAGCAGCTCTATAACCTGCGTCGAATAAAAGATCCTTTTTCCTTCTCCCTAGCATATCTCCGTACTGGAAAATCATGCTATTTCCTCCTCACGTTTTTCATTTTCAGAATATAATACTCTGTCCCAGGAATAGCTCCCCACTCCGGTTTTCCTTCCCCGACTGTCAATTTGCAATCCGCCAGGAAACACGGGGCATCCGTGGTGTAGCCATTCCGGAACTTCACGGTTCCAATATCCTGATCCACTGTTGCAGCCAGGTTCCGGAACTCGGAAACGCTTGCCTGATATTCCTGATTTTTCAGCATAGCGGCATTTCTAAATCTGGAATCATAGTACCGTTTCAATTCTCGGTACTCCTCTGTCTTTTCTCCACTCAGGATCATATCAAACCACTTTTTTTCGATCGTCAATGTCAGCAACTTTCCCACCTCCCTTCGTTTGTGCTCTATTTGGTGCGTACATCCAGATCATTACCAGGGTGCAGATCCAGCACATCGCATACTGCCAGCGGCTGATTTCCCCGTCTACCAGGATCTGTATTCCCACAATGAACCAGGGAATACAGTTAAAATGCTTAAATATCATGCGCTTGATTCTTCTCATATCCTTTACCTCACATTTAACTGATTGCTAACTGCTCTTTATACAGTTTCTGGAATACATCACGCTCCGTTTCCGCTCGGATCAAATCTTTTTCCAGCTCTTTGATCCTCTCTTTGTCAAAAAGGCGTTCCGGTATCTGGATCGTAACTGGTTTCGCTGTTTCCAGGATCTGCATCGCTTTTTCTTCGATCGGATCCGGATCCGGCTCTTTGAACGCCTCCGCCCACTCTCTCACATAGTCGGACATCTTCATATTTCCACCAAGTCCGATACTGACAGCAAGTGCCTTGTCAATCTGTTTCATTTCATCCATCGTGGCTTTTGCAAGATATTTTCCGATCCGCTTTTTATATACCGTCTCGATCTGCTCACATAACGCTATGGAAGGGATCGGACTGCTCTTGATCCTAACGTGTGTCGGCATCAGTTTTTTCTCCCTGGATGTCAGGTACACTACTTCCACGATCGGAGCGTGTTTGTTTCCAATGTCATTGCTTACTATGATTCCAGGTCTCGCCCCCCCCCTGTTCGCTTCCGGAGCTTTCGCCCTCATTGATAAAAAAGATCTCTCCTCTGTGATACTCATTTTCTGTGTGCATACTATTGTCCTCCTATAAAATCCCATATTGTCAGCTGCCCTTCCCGGAGCTTCGGTTCCAAAATTGGCGATCCTAGAATTTCGTCCAGCTTTTTCCGACTTTCTCTCAAATATTTGACGTAATATTCCGGATCCTGGCATCTTCGCATTACTACCAGATCGTCCCTCCGGATCGCATCTTCCATTCCCAGAACATAGCGTACTGGGTTCATGCACTGACTGGTTTCTTTGTCCAGGCCTCCGCTGAGCTTACTTCTTAGGTACTGGAAGTCCTGATTTTCTTTCAGAACCTCCAGTGCAGCTGTTGACCTGCTCCGGATCCCGTCCGGATCTGCCATATAATGGACGCTTACCTCAGCCGGGATTTCCAAGAAATACTCCTCCGGATAATTTTCCGGATCCAGCTCTGTCTCCACTTGCCTCCGGAAGTATATGACATGACTTCTACACAAATTCATGTTTACCCCATCCGACCAGAATGGATCGGATCCGCCGTGTACTCTCAGATCTTCATACCTCTTCCGGCTGTCCCGGATCTCTTTTCCTAACTGTTTACTCCGTTTCTTCTGATCCGGCATTTTCATCGAATTTTTCATTGATTGCCTCCATGATCTTACCGATCCGAACCTCTCCGATCCCTTTTACGGATCTGATTACCGCCTCAATGTCTTTTACATCCAGGGCATTCACAGACGCCTTTCCGTCCTCCCATCCGCTTTTATAAATATCGGTGCAAAAGTTCTCAAACTGCTGATGATCGTACTTTTTTACAGCCTTGTAAACTGCTCTGTTTACCAGATATCTCTTATTCTGAATTTTCTTTGCCATAATCACACTGCCTCCACATATGTAACTGTATTTGTCTTGAATCCGTTCTCTTTGCAAAAGTCCCGGAAGAGATCCGACAGCTCTTTGAGCGTTTTCACGCTCTCGAACTGTGTTTCGTCCTCCATTCCATCGCTATTGATGAAGCCTATGTTGTACTTCTGGTTGTATCTGGAATAGCTTCCCTTTGCCGCTTTTCTTACCGTCATGACGCCTGCACCTCAGCTCCTAGTTCTTCGATAACTTTTCTCAGGGCATACTTTCCATTGGATGTGAGCTGTCTCTGCCATGCTCCCTGAGACGGGGCCCATCGGAAACCATTTGATTTCAGAGTGCTTCTGATTGCCTCATCTGGCTTTCCATCGAACACGATCTGTATTCGCATCAGTTCTATATTCTCAATTACCTTGAAATCGCCATAATCCGCCTCAGAGGTGCCTTTCTCTTTTGTCTTTTTCAGTTCATCAACTCTCTGCTGGCATCTCTTGATATTTGCCAGATTGTTTTGTAAAGCCCAGCTCGGATATGGAGATCTGTCATACCCGAACTGATCCATGGATCCCTGGAGCTTCTGGAGCTGTTTTTCTGTCAGGAGATCGCATCCCTCCAGCGTATGATGCTTGCGGTAATACTTGTTGATCTCCTTCATGTTTTCCTGAACTTCCCTCAAACTGTCAATTTTCTCCTCCAGGGCTTCAATAGCGTTTTCGTCATCACTCTTGATAACCTCTTTTGAGTACAGAAGGTTATTCAGCTTTCCTCGGATCGACTGGCAGTAATTGTAGAACTCATGGTTTTTATCCCAGGCTTTGACCTGTTTCTCTTTCTTCTTTACCGGGAAGTTTCCGGCTCCAGAGATCATCACAGACGGACACATGCAGCCGATTCTTGCCTCCTCATTGAAATATTTCCCCAGGTTCTTTGCATATCTGGTTGCCAGCCTCCAGGCTCTTTCTCGGTATTCTTCTCCTCTTCTGGCAACTACTTCTTCTGCCAGATCATATACTTCGTTGACGTCCTCCTGGTATTCTTTGGTTCTGGATCCCAGCTGATACTCATTAAAAGACATCATATTCTGGGCTGTTCTTGCAGCCTCTTCATTGATTACTACAAATTCTCTTTCGCTCATGGTTTACTCCTCCTCGATCTCTTCTCTTACTTCGCATCTTATTTCCGGTTTTGATTCATGGTTCAATCTGGAAAGGCTCCACCCCTCAGATACATTACTCATGGAGATGTAGCCATTCGGTGTGATGTAGATATGCGCTCCGTCTGTCTGGATCTCTCTTTCATCCCCGAACTTTTTCAAGATATCCGCTACGATCGCAAGATGCGGAAAGCACTCAGCGTACATCTGTTTAAAATCCTCTTTTTCTGCCTCCAGGCGTTCCATTTTTGACATTGTAATTTCCTGCATTTCTGCTTCCTCCTTATATTCCAGTGACACATGCCACCAATTATCTGTTAATTTGATATCTCTGATAATGGACTTCCGGATCTGTTCCATTGTTTTCATGCTTACGATCTCCCTGGAAGTAAATTCCAGTTTTTCACTCAAGTCTCCGGTCATCATTTCGTAATGGATCTCTCGCTCGTCATCCGGATCGGACTTACAGAAGTCCAGGAACTTCCTGCCGATCCATTTCTTTAGATCTTCCACTCTCACTCCTCCTCATAATCTTCATACTCGATCCCGGCGATCTCGCAGATGCTTTCATAGTCGGAACCATTTTCGTACATGTTCCGGATCGTTTGCCCGTGGATCGTGCCATCCCACATCCGGATCATATTTTCGATTGCCTCATTCAGTCTGTGATTGCTTCTGTCTGCCATTATTTCTCTACCTCCTCAATAATCTCTGATGCAAGCTCTTCGCCGTATTTTGTTGCCAGGAACATTCTTGCGTATCCCCATTCTTCCGGAGTGTTGGACTTGTCAAACATTCCTACTGCATCTCTCCGACACTGTTCTTCTGTCAGATCTCCACTGGCTACCGTCTCAATTCTCCTCCGGATCTCCTCCATGCGTCTCATTGCTTGCCGTCTTTCTTTGTCCAGATCCATCATAATGTTTGCAGCCTCCAGCATGCTCTTGATCAGTGGCATGCCTCCGGTTTCGTATAAAGTAGCGATCTGATCTTTTCCACCGACTTCGTTAATTGCCGGGTGCCAGGTGTATACTGTTTCAATGATCTCGTAATTCTGATCGGAGATCTCGCCTCCAACTCTTTCCTCAAATTCATGCTTCATCATAGCTTTTGTCCTCCTCAACTTTCTTGTAATCTTCCAGGATTCCCATAAGCGTTGCTTTCCCGATCCGGAACTTCTGTTTATGTCCACATCTGGTCCCCATATAATTGACAACTGTTCTTTCCGGAAGTTCATGCTTTATGTACTGGATCATGTAGTAATGACCGTCTCCATGGTGAACCACATCTATAAATTTGTGCTCATTCCGGATATTCCGGAAGGTTGCTCTTTCTGTTCTGTTTGCTCTGGATCTCTTAATCATATCCGCTTCCTCCTATTCCTCAACCTTTTTGATATAGATGTATCTCTCGCCGTTTTCATCCTCGTAGATGCCGTTGTACATGTTCCAGACTTTATCAGCTCCAACCTCTGTGTAGTGCTGTCCCCCAAACATTACGTTGTCGTTCTCGTCAACGATGATGTAATTCTCTTTGCTGGCTGCCTCTTTTCTCAGTCTGTCGATCGTCAGGATCAGGCTCTGTTTTGAGGTTCCATATAACTTCTTTCTGTCGGCTCCCAGTTCTGCAGCCAGGTCTCTAAGTTCATTTGTGTTCATTTTTGATAAGCTCTTTTTCATATCTTTCTATCTCCATTTCCGTTCGTGTCGTTCATTTGTTTTCTGTTGATGCTTGAAGTATAACTCACTGTAGTGTGTTATGTCAAGGCGTGTTCTGCATTTTTTTGTAAAAAAATTAGAGGCATGCGTTTATGCCTCTAAAACAGTGCGTTTTTCTTTATTTTCTCACATATTGAAATTCATATCCCATAGCCTCCAGGATCGCTTTCAGTTTTCCGAATCCAGGTGCTTCCCGTTCAAAAACAGCGTACAGTGAGTTTTTATCAATATCCAACTCACCTCCATCTTTTTTCCTGATGTCTATATCACGATCTAGTGCGTTGAATATTCTTCTCACGGTGTTAAAGTTTGGATTTGCCCTAGTCAGGACATCAAACACCGATTGTCTCGTTAATCCTGTTCTTCGTCCTAACTCCATCTGAGTAACGCCCTCTTCTTTCATTGTCTGCTTAATATATTCAATCACTTCCATGGCTTTCCCTCCGTTTGCTATAGCATACTCCAGGAAGGATCGGCTTGTCAAGGCGTATATTACATTTCGGAGCAAATATCCAATCGTGCGTCATAATCGCATCTGGATCCGGACTTGTCGCACATCTGGCACAGCATTACTTTAGCTCCGCAGCGAGGGCAATAGGAAACCAAGCCCCACTCTGGATCCCAGGAAAACATGTTGTGTGTCTCACAGTACGGGCAAAACCCAGTTGTCAGAGAACCTTTGATGTCCTCCAACTCCTGGGCTGTCCTTCTCATGTTATTCTTTATGTTCCGGTTCTCTGTCTCTCGCCTCCTGATGCGTTCATTCTGCCTTTTTAGCTTTTCCGATCGCTTTCGCAATCTTTTCTTCAAGATTATATTTTCTGCTTTCTGAATCATGCCTCAGTGCCTCCTTCCAGGTCATCATCAAATACATACTTCGCCCCCGGAAGTGTAAACGCTCTCGGAGAAAACTCCGGGCCAGAAATAATCAGCCCCATTTCACGCATTTCCTGCATGTAATGACACGTTGAGCTGGTGGACTTTAATCCGATCCCGTCCCCGATCTCACGGACACTCGGCGGAAATCCCTTCTCGCTCATGTATCGCTTACAAAAATTCAAAATATCTTTGTGACGTCTTTTTATTACCTTTTTCTCTACCATATGTTGTACCTCCAATCCGGATCCACTTTGTAAAATATTGCTATAAATGCTGGATCGTATTCTGCCGACATCGGATATTCGCCACGGATCCGGAATACTATTTCCTCGATGTCCGGCTCGTTCAGATCTTCCAGCTTGCAACCATATTCTTTTTCCAGATCATCTAGCTCGTCATCCAGGCTCAGGATCTGCCGCTCTGGTTCCGGTTTCCAGTCCTTTGGAACTCTCTCATACTCTTCACGTCTCCGCTCCCAGTATTCATCCTCATTCGGTATGCTCCACATTTTTACTCCTTCCAAACTTCATTAGCTTCTTTCTTGCAATCTCGCTCCGTGTAATAATCATACAAGAACTCTTTCTGTGCTTTTGTCATGTCTCTAACCAGGCTTCCGGTCGCAAATGCGATCCCCTGCGATGGATTGTGAAGCAGTACCCAGCCCCGATCTGTAAGCCAGCCTCCAGCGTCAAATATATCTTCGCTCTGATCCGGGTAATTCTCTTCCACGTATTTATTCGCCCAGTCTTGGTGTTCTCCCCACTCAACTTCATGGAAAGTTCCATTCGGCTCCAGCCACCCGAAATCTCCGGTTGTATGCTCTTTTTCATCCATCATACGGGTTATGAAGCTGTCAAGTCTCGCCTGCTCTCTATCTTCGTTCGTTTCCTCTCCTAGCTCTTTTCTTACTGCTCTTTGTTCGCCTTCCGAAAGATGTTCCATTGCCACATTGAACCTTTCTGTCATTCTATCCAGATCACTTTTCAAGGCTTTTTTCGACTGAGGTATCTTCCAGACATTCATACCACTTGGTAGCTCTTCCTCTTCTCCTGGCTCATATGTTTCCAGGTGGTACGTTCCGTCAGCAGTATTGCCTTTCAGTGCTGCTCTTCCCATCAGGATATCTTCTGCATACCTCCGGATCTGAGCTTTCGGTGTGTCTGTTCCGGTCATACTGTCCACCAGGATTTCCATGATTTTCTCAATACTCTTTTCCCCAGAGTAAAACCACTCCCTAGCGATCTGAGTAATAAACTCTCCCGTGATTCCAAACGAAAGTGTTCTTTTTTCTCCTCCCATCTCCGTACCTCCTACTCTTGATTGCAATAATCAATAAATGCCGTGATTGTCTCGTCTGCCTCGCAACGTGTATAAAGTCTCTTTTTGCGGTTTTTCTTTCTCCATAGCGGTAACCCGTGCATTTTCCGCTGGTTATTTGTCAGCAACATCGGTTTCATGTTTTTCATGCTCTCTCCATCTCCGGAGGTCTGCCGCCTCCGGTCGGCACTATGTAATCAATCCAGAAGCAACTCCTGGCTGATTGTGTACTGTTCCTGGAGCTTTTCAAAAGCTCTTTCGGTTACTGTGTATTCAAACCATCCAGCCATGTACTGATAATTTGGTCTGAGGTTCTTCGCCTCTTTCACACCATCTTTTTTGATCCCTCTGCCTTTCAGCTCCAGCGGAGTGTTGATGTGGTAATGTCTGCCGTAATAGCTCCGCTCTGCTTCGATCTGACACTTTGGCTTCTGTTCTCCCATTTCTGGAGTGTAGCAGTACAGCCCCGGTTTCTCCGGAATCACTGCTGGCTTTTCTTCCGGTCTTGCATTTTCCAGGCATCTTGTCCGGATCTGCTCCTGGAGCGTTTCAATCTCTCCAGGTTTGAAATCGCCCTCCTCATGGCAAACTGCCATGATCTCTGCATACTCCTCTACTACCTGGTTGTCAGATGCCAGATTGATAAGCTGTGTCAGGTTCAAAAAGATGTTGCTGTGTGTCTGTGGAAACTGAATAATTGTTGCTGCCATAATGTCTCTACCTCCCGATTATGCGTAAATGAATTTTCTGAGATCTTCGTCTCTGCAATCACTGTCTAACCATTTGTCGAACTGATCCGGAAATCTTTTCTCCAGCTCGTCCATGAACCATCCTCTCAGTGTAGGCGTGTTCGGATCTGTCATTGTGGTTGTTATTTCCCACTGATCCAGAAGCTGAGCTGTTGTCAGGGAGCCGATCAGGTTTCTTGCTCTTTTCTCCGGTGCTGTCATTGTTCATGCCTCCTATCTTTCTTCGACTGATCCGATCTCCAGATCATATGTCCTTGTTTCTGTGCCCTTCATGTATCTTTCAAGCGATTTTCTCAGTCTTGAAATAGCATCATCTTCATCCTTGCCAGCGATTACTCTTGAATCAAGATCGCCCTTGATTTCCTCGTAGTCGTTAATCATCAGGTACTCGTTTATTCTGAAATAGATTTTATATTTTTTCATTTCGTGTTCCTCTTTTCCGTTCGTGTGTTTGTTTTTCTTGATGCTTGAAGTATAACTCACTACAGTGCGTTGTGTCAAGGCGTGTTCTGCAAATAATTAAAAATATTTTTCCGGGTGGATTTTGTGATGCTCACTGTAGCGTCACGAAAGAGAAAAGAAAGAAGCAAAGAAAAGAGAAAATATAATATTTATATATAATAAATAATATATATGTGATAAAAAATCACTGTAGCGTATACCGTAATAGTCACTGTGATAATCACTGTAGCAATCACTGTGATTATCACGGACTGTTTGCATTATATAAGGAAGGAAAACCTAACACTTGTTGAGAATACCTTTTTTCCGGGATCAGGAAAATGCTCTTGCCGAGGATCCGGATCTGATGCTTTTTGTCACTTGTGAAATGTCGCTGTGACATCACTGTGATAGTCACTGTATATGCTACAGTGAACGTCACATAACGCACTATGGTACTTTTCCACACTTTCCACAGTGCGTTGTGGATAATGTACGTTTTCTGAACCTGTTTTTGTGCATTTCAACCATGCCGGGCTTCTGATCCGGATTTTGACCTTTTCCAGGAACAAACTCACTCGCCTGGAGGTGCCTAAAATGCCTCAGATCGCCTTTTTCTTCACGGGCAATAATCAGATCCTAAAATTTATTTTCGTGCGAAATCAAAATTTTGCACAACTGAAGCTTTGCTGATTTGTGGAAAAACCACATTGACAAAAAGACCGTTTGCTGTATAGCCTTTTTCAGAATTTTACGAGATTTTCAGACAATAAAAAATGCCCCAGGCATCCGAAGATACCCAGGGCGTGTGTGACATATTATTTCCTCGACCAAAAGGTTTGCTGTTACTTATGCGTTACAGACTTGGTTTGCTAGTTAAAAATTTACTCTTAGTTAAAAAGTGCGTACCAGGTATTGGCTCCGCACCATCCGTCATCATCCAGACCATTCGCTTTCTGGAATGCTGTGATCGCCTCTACCAGCTTGCTTCCGCAGCTGGCATCCATGGCTCCGGTATAATATCCTTTTGCGGATAAAATGAACTGAGCTATGAATGTGAATGTACCGACCGTTCCGCTGTGAACTCCGGCTTTTCCGGCTACTTCCTTGCATGAACCATAGAAATTCTTGTTTGTCGGAGTGAGCTTTGTTCCATACTTGCGGTTCATAAGATCTTTCCAGATCGCAAGGGCTCCCCATCTGGAAGCTGGACCGTAGGATCCATCCACCTCCAGTTTAGCTCCGCAGAACTGGATCAGCTTATTGCCGTAATTACTATTCAACCATTGCTGACCGTTCTTGATGTTTGCTGTCTTACTGTTGCCTCCGGAAATTGTTCCGGATCCGCTGTTTGTTGATCCTGAGCCAGATGTTCCGGCTCCTCCAGACTTAGAACCATCCTGGACATTTGTTGCCGTATGATGGCTGTCGTTCAAAAGGATATCTCCGGCTAAAAGATAATCAGGACCAGTAAGATACTTCGATTCTGTTAATACCTGGAATCCAGCCGCCTTTGCTCCGGATCTCAGATTACCCGTATATGTGGCGTTAATGTTTTTCAGTGCATCAATCCCCAGAAGATAACCAGCCGCTTTAATATTAGCGATCACTCCGGCAGAACAATCCCCCTCGCAAGCGATTGTGATCTGTGAAGGATCGTAATTACTTGCTTTCAGGTGCTCCCAGTATGTACCTCTCTGTCCCTGATCGTAACCGACCAAATCATTTTTAGCAGCTTTGATCCCAAGCTCTGCCAGCTTTGCTCTAACTTTTGCATCCGGATGTCTCAGAACGCACTTCCAAGGTCTGTTATACCATGGAATCAAAGCCCATTCTGTCCCGGTCTGATCTCCAGCTTTTCCTCCTGAATACTTTCCGTTTTCATCATGTCCGCTGTTTGAAATTAAACTCATGTTTGTTTCCTCCTTTTCGATGTCTTTATAGATTTTCAGGTACTGCTCCCCGTAGGAAGCTCTTGTCTTTTTGACTTCTGATCCGGTATTTGCCGGAACCTCGAATTTTACCAGGAAGATATCTGACGCCTCCTGGACTGAGGTTGCCGTTTTCAATACCTGCAGAACGCTCTTGTAGCTCTGCTGTAATTCTTTCAGCATGAACTCAACCTGAGTGTCCGGATCTCCGATCGACACGCCTTTTGATTTAACCAGATCGTACAGTCCTGCTTTTCTTCCGGCGGACGTCCACTGGCAAAAACCATAACCGTATTGTCTGGAATCTCCCAACGGATGCAAGAAAAGATCTCTTGAGATCTCTCCGCTGTCTACTGCCGTTGTGTACGTGTCATCGGTGTATTTGTAATTCAGCCTCTTCTCGCAGAGGTTCTCCAGATTACGGGGATTTGCCCCGGATTCTGCGTAAATATTCCCCATGGCTCCGCATGCTCCGTATATTGTGCATCCAGCAGCCATCAAACCATTAAATAATGCGTCTGTATAGGTATTTCGTATAATTGCCATAACTTCCTCCAACGTAAAAGAGTGGGGATTTCTCCCCACCCAGTTATAAGTACGTGTCCTCTTCCGGATCCAACTCTTCGTCCTCCTCCGGATGCAATTGCCCCATTTTGTCCATCAGGATAAATGTAAGCGGTAAAAATATTGCAAATAAAATTACAAGTGGCCAGAAGATCCCTGCCAAAACCAAGAGTACAATTACCAACGGGTAGTTCGGTTCTCTTGGTTCGTAGTACAGACCGTTATCTTGGCAATAGAGTTCTTCGTCCTCATCCTCCATTTTGCATAACGTCCCGATCGCCCAGATGTATACTGGCTGACTTAATAAGATCCCTAAAAGGTACACGAATAGGATTACATCCCACATAGCACTCCCTCCCTTCTCTGAGAGTTATTTCTGGGAGCCATTTACTCTTCCATCATCCAGAAGATCTTTTACCCCCTCAAACCATTTATCAATAACCTTCATCATTGCTTCCTCGGTAACGAATATCTGGAGCCACTTAGGTAGCAATCCTCTTGCCTGGCTTACAACATACTTTAATTTCTGTTTGCCCTGACCAGATTCATTGTAGATGTGCTCTGCTTTCAAGATCAGCTGATATACATCCTGGCGGATTCCATCCAAGCCCTGCATCTTTGCATACTGGTAAGCTAAAACAATCGTGATGATTGCTAAGATTAGAAGAGCCACTGCAATTACTGGCAGTGGGATCTGAGATAATACGTTTACTAATTCCATTCTTGTTTCCTCCATTTCTTTTCATGCCCTCTCAGGCTTCCGTACAGCCTCATGGGGCTTTGTTAATTGGTTACATGGTAATTTCCTTGCATAAGCTACTATCATGCGGATTTGAGCCGATTAGTGCTTTTAGTTTCCGGTTATATGATTTACTCCCTGACGTGTCAGGAAATTTTCCAGATCGTGTTTTGCTTCCTGCTCATAATCCAGGGCTTTGTGCATGTCTCCGTTGCACTTGGCGTCCGGGATTCTCTGCACAGCTCTTGCTGTAGCTTCTGACAATGCAAGGGCTCCATCCAGGGCTTTTACTGTCATGTACTGGAGCTTTTCCCTGTTTTCTTCTTTGGCGTCCTGCTCTCTCTGTCGGTTTAGCCTTTCCTCTTTCTCAGCTTCTGCTCTTGCCTGGATTTTTCTTTCGATCAACCAAAAACAAAAAGCTGTGATCGCTGATGGAACTCCGGCAGCTATCAATAAGTCCATTGGATCTGTGTCTCCTTTCTCCTGTTACTTCAGAACTTGCGAGCTAATTCGTTTTCCGGGCTGCGCTCGTATCTGCATATGCAACACCTCCTTCACTGCTAATTGCTATCTCATCATCATCGCAGTCTGCATACCTCCGGCATGCGTACTCGATAACGTCAAGATCTGCTTCGATCTCCTCCAGACTTTTAGTTGGCGTCCCTTTTATCAGGAAGATTAGATCATAGATTGCCGACCATAATTTGGAGATAATCTGTAACTTTGTCATTTATCGCCCTTCCTTTTCTTGAAAAGATGATAGTGAGGTTTCTCTTCGCCAAATAAAAGCCACCGGATCAGATCGTCCAGGAAGATCCCGAATGCTGATAAAAAGAACCACAGCAGCGTAAATTGCGGACATATCTGACCAAGTATATTTCCGGGCATGTTACTGTAATCCCACATATTCAGCCCCAACCATACATTCAGGATCAACCCGGAAATGAACTCAATCATTGTGATCCCGGTTGCAGCTATCAACTGCTGGAGAACCAACGGCATACATCGTGATCTCTCGTTAATCACTCCGCAAATGATGAAGCATAAGCCTCCGCACACTGCCATTGCCGGAAATGAATATCCCCGGAAGATCACTTCCAGGGAATAATAAAAAACTCCTCCGATCAGGAAGAGCGTCAGGTACTTTATGATTTTTTTCACTATGCAATACCTCCGGATGCAATGGTTTTCATGTAATCTTTCAGGACTTCATTCTGAAACTCTTCCGGAACTTTTGCTCCCCACTGGATCTGATCCAGATCTCCAGGTTTCGTTACCGACTTGATCCACATATTCAGGGCATTGCAATATGTCGTGTAGTATGATACATGGAACATTGCTTTATTGACGATGTTCTGCATGTCCTCAGCCGAGAAATACTTGCAAGGATGTCCGTCCTCATGGTACTCCAGCTTTTCCTCTCCAGCTAACAACTGCATTTTCTTTCCGAAAAGATTCAGCTGATCTTTTTCTGTCAAGCTGAAATGTTCCACTCCGGAAGATGTGCTCACATCTACTCCGGCGTAAATCGTCTGCTCACATGCTGATGCGATTTCCTGGTATTTCGCTTTTCTGGCATCCTCCAGGCTCAGATCTTCCACGCTGGAAGGATCCGGAACCTCCTCCGCTTTTGCGTACCAGTAATCAAAATCAGATTCGATCTCTTCCTGGCTTACTTTGCCCTGGTAACGGAACTGGACCTCCTCGCACTCCCACACTTTGTACTTATTCTTCTTTCCATCCTGGATGTCCTCTTTATCCACCAGCTCAATGTTTTTACGCATGATAACATCTGTTCCGGAAAATACCTGATAGACCTCAACTGCTGAGGGCTGCGATAAGTAAGATTCTCTTCTCATTTTCTACTTCCTTTCCGTGCTTACTTGCACTGTATGAACACATTTTGAATAGCTTATCAAAACAATACTCCATCCGGAATTTCAAACTGTTGCTATGCTTTATCCAGCCTTTGTATGCTGCAATTCGGCAGGCTCTCCACCATGGGATAAATCCTTTCGCCTTGAAATCTTCCCAGGCTCTGAGCACTTGCCTCCGGATTCTCCGGAATACTCTCCCACGGATGATCGTGTATCTCCTCCGGACTACATAGCCCATCATATCAACTCCGGGCGTCCTTTTCTTACTGCCTTTCCTTCGCTCTTCCAGGTTCTCCCGTTCTTCATCAAACGAAGCTACCTGGTAGAATTGCCAGATATCCTTGATTTTCAATCCGAACTTATCATGAGCCCAGATCGTAGCTTTCTTCATTGCCTTTTTCAGCTTTGAAACATCGCCATAGATCGTGAAATCATCTGCATAGCATACAATCGCATATACAAGCCTATTCCGCTTTCCTCTGCGTATCTGAGCTTGCTCATAGATATATCTCAATACATAAGACATCACGTAATTGAATAGCCATGCCGGAAGATATCCGCCTATGCAAAGATGGTTCCCAGGATAATTGCTCATAAGAGCACCCAGGAACCATAGCAGCACTTTATTCTTGCCTATGTCTCTCCTTAGCATCTCCATGACGATTGGAACCGTCACTGAGGGATAAGCCTTTGTTACATCTCCTTTCAAGGCAACTACCTTGCTGTGAAATTTCTTCCGGAGCAGTCTTTCGATCTTCCGCTTTCCAGCTACACCTCCCTTATTCGGGATGCTCCCGTACTGGATCGGTAAAATCTTCGCTCTGAAAAGAGGTTTCAACGCATATACTCCGATATATTCAAATACCTGCTGTTCTGGAGATTCCTGGCAGATATCCCGGAGCTTCTGCGTCAGTCCGTCAATTCTTTGAAATTGGCGAATCGGTTTTAATTGTAAATCTCGGTTGATTATACGTTGCGTCAGCATCTTTGCTACTTCTGATTCAGCTTCCAGGGTTCGTTTAAAATCTTTATTCAACTGATCCTCTACGATCTCACGCTTTGTTATTTTCCCGGTCTTGCATAGCAGACGTTGGAAATCTTTTCTGCTCCGCTTATTCCGGAAGCATTCCACAACGGCAAGTTCATTAAATTTCCAGTCCTCAATATTGACCGTTGCTGGTTTGCAATATGTTTTCACACATCAACCTCCTTAATATTCATCTGGTTACTTCCGTGGCTTTCCCTTTCGGTACTAGCCTCGTTGGTTTCAAGTTATTTTCGCACATAAGCGAGGATTATACGGTGCAATGATTTTTAAATACTCTTTTCAAAATTGTACCAGTTGCTCCGAGAGAGCCGTTCCAGTTAGCGTTAGACACCCCATTGTTCGAGTTACGGCACGGAACGCCAGCATTACCACCGTTGTTCAAGTTACCAAAGCACCAAGCCGCACGAACACCAGACGCCGCAGGTTCGCAATTGAAGCCAGCTCCCGCCGCTCCACACCCACAGCATGGACGGGAAGCAACAAAGTCCATGTACTCAGGTAATTTTAGCGATTGCAGTTTTGGTATTTTGAAATGCGCCATGCCAGGGTCGGAGTCAACATCCACAGGGCATACTTTTGCACGCATCGGCGCAGCGCGTTCTTCCATCATCTGAACATATGCTGTAGCGCGATCGTCATACGGACGAATATCCGCCTCTTTCAGAGGTCCGCTATCCTGCGTTGCGGCTTTCATCTTATTTATTGATATACGGCAAACTTCTTCCGGCATCAGGTGCATCATGTTGCGCATGAAAGCCCACCAGCACAGTTCCTGAATACTTAAATCATGGTCATCTGAAAGCCCCATTTCCTGACGGGCGACATCCAGTATCCAGTTAACGCGATTATTATGCAGCGTTTCTTTCAGCTCATTAAAACCACGCATCCGGTAATGGTTATCGTGATGCCAGCACAACAACACCGCGCTATTGTCTCGTTCAGCGTGGACAATATGGTTGTCACACCAACTACGATCTGCGGCCTGGCATTGCCCCTCTTTCCTGCGCAACCACGCCATCAGCGAGTCAATTCCACCAATACGGCGAAACAGTTCATCGCTGTTAAAAAACGGCTGCAACGCCTCATTTGTTGCCATGGTTTGCTCGGTAACAACGAGGCCGTCTTCCATGTGCTCGATTAACTCACGCAGCACCGGCTCCATAATAAATTTACGGCCAGCCTCCACCAGCTTTCTGACTTCCTGATCCACTTTGAATGTGGCGACGCCAAGCTCTTTTTGTACAAAGGGAGTAATAATGGCTTTCACATCACACCTTTCATCACTGATTGGGCTTTATCTGCTGCCCGGCATTCTCTGTTTAAGCACAACCATTTCCTGACGGCATAACACAGCAATAGCGGTCCTGGCACCAATTTGCTTACCAACCAGGTATTGCTTTACCTCGCGGCGACTCACACCATCAAGAAGCATCTTTAACGCTTTATGGGACAATTTGTTGCATTTGCGTGCCATTAATCTACTCCGCAGAACCATACAATCTACGTAACGTGGCGGCGACAGTAGATACAGATATCTCGCCAGTCGCAGTCCCTACGGTAAGGTCTGCCAGTTCAGGTGAATCAAATACCTGCACCCCGTTACGGCGTAGAAATAGCAGCGCACTGTTTAGCGCGGTACGCTTATTGGCATCATTGAATATATGCCCTCTCGCTGTAGCCACCAGGTAGGTGGCGGAGACTTCGAAAAGGTCGGTGATCTCTTCGTAGGCAACTCTGGCCTGAACTCTCCCGATAATGGCCTCTGCCCTACCCGGATCAGACATTCCCGGCAGGCCGCCGTAGCGGTTTATATTCGCATCATGAAGCGCAATAAGTTCTTCCGGTGATATATGCCTCATTATCGGTTAACCAGTTCCTTGTTGGTGGAGTCCAGGGTGTCAAACAGGGATGCAAATTCAGCATCCAGCGCCGCTTTTTTGTAGGCTTCGAAAGTAGCCTTGCTGACAATTACTGCTGGCTCACGGCCTCTGCGGGTGATTTCAACCTCTTCCCCGGCCTCAACATTGTTGAGCACTTCAGAAAGGTTGCCGCGCGCGGTACGGAAGTTAATGGATTGCATAAATACCTCGTGTACTCGTTATGTGTACACAATTATAAACTTCACAGACATAAAGCACCAGCACTTTGCGGCTTAACAAACCTCTAGGCAGGTCATTCGTAGCCTAATGTCCGAACTGCTAAAGCATCCAAGTTGCTGTAGAATCACCGCCAATTACATAAGCCTGAAATAAGTGGATGA